TAGATCCATCTGATAGATGGCGATCGGCGTCGTCTGAACCTGCACCATTTCGGCGCGGTCCGGGTAGATGATCTTGTTGACGAAGTCGACCGAGAGCGGCATCAGTTCACTCGGTCGTGCTTGCGCCGTTGAGGAGAGCGCCCATCGCCTGCCCGTAGTTCTGGGCCATCACCTGCAACTGGTTCTGCTGCGTCATCACGAGGCCACGCATGGCGTCGAGCGCCGAGCGAAGATCGGCGAGCTGCTGGTCGATGTCGTTGCAGCGTTGCACGAGCGCCTGGATGTTGCGGCCGTTCACGATCGGGTTGAAGTCTTCAGACACGGTCACTCGTCCGGGGTCATCGGGGCAGCCTGCGTGTAGCCGCCCGAGGTGATTGTTCCTGTCAGGCTAGCTTCCTTGTAGAGAGCGCCAGGGGTGGTCGACTTGCGCACCCAGCCCGTGACCGGCTGGTCGGCGGTGTAGGCGTAAGACTCGGTTGCGACACCTGCCGCCGTGGTCAGTTCGTTGATAAGGACGGTGCCGACGGTTTCCGGCCCGCCCGTGTCGGCGGTGAGGTACACGCGTGCGTCCTGCAATGCTGAGCCGTCGGTAGAGTCGGTGACCGTGACGGTCAGGTCGACGGCGTTGTTGATCACGACGGTCGCCCCGGCGGTCTTGTAGGTCGGGGTCGCGCCGCCGTTGGTGATGTTGAGTGTGACGGTGCCGGTCGAAGCGGTGATGTCGAGCGCAGCCGAGTCGGTCGTGTTCGCCCCGTAGCCCCCGCTCGTATCTAGGCCGCGCAGTCCGTTGAGCGTGTAGGTGCCTGCCGCTGCGATCTCGATGGCGTGGCCTGCGCCGGACTGGGCGAAGTCGATGTCGGCGAGGTTCGTGAAGTCGGGGTCGGTGATGGCTGCGACGCTCGTCGCCGCTCTGGTCTGGATCGTGCAGCCCGACACGTCGGCGTTGCCTTGGGTGAGGCCGATCGCGTCGTAGGTTCCGCCCGTGACGGTCACTGCCGACGTCCAAGTGATCTGGCGCATGCCGAGCATGAGCGTCCCAGAGTTGAGCGACACGGTTGCAGCGGTGCCTGTGACGATGAAGTCGGGCCGCTTGCCTGCGCCGACGACGTCCGACGATGCGATCGTTTGGTCGGCGAACGTGAACGTGTCGCCGGTCTTTGAGGCGTCGACGGTCACGCCCATCCATGTCGATTCGACGAGCGACTGATCGGGGAAGATCAGCGAACCGTCCTGCATCGTGAACCCGGTCGTGGTGGTGCCGTCGCCTAGTTCTAGGCGGGCGTAGCAGAAGTCGATGCCGTTCAAGACGACGAGCACGCCTTCGGAGTTGGTGTCTTCGTAGGTTCTGAAGTCGCTGATCGTGCCGCTCGACCCGGTCCATTGCAAGCCGCTAGTGCCGTGGAGGATCTCGTCGATGATGAAGTTGTCGGCTGCGCCGCCGACGTCGCCGATCGTGATCATGCAGCCCGAGTTCACGACCGCTGTGAGGTCGGTCGACGCTCCGGCACGTTCGGGGGTGCGGTCGCAGTCGACCCACACCGGAACGAATCCGCCGAGCGACGGGAACTCGGCGACCGGCAACGAGTGATCGTCGGTGTCTGCTGTGCCGGTGCCGGAGCCGAACCGGATGTTGAGCGCTGTGACCTGAGGCCACTGCGTCACGAAGACCCAGTGCTTGATGTGCTCTCCAGCGCCCGACAGGTCCGTGCTCGGCACAGACACGAGGAAGCCTTTGTCGGTGGCATTGTCTACACGACGGCCACCAGACTGAGCGCCTTCGATGAAGATGTCGCCGTTGTCGGATGCGCCGGGACCCGAGTTGATGCCGGTGAAGGTCGCGCCGGGTGCCTCGAAATCTTCCAGACTGGTGAGCAGAGAAGTGACGGCCATTCGATGCTGCCCTCCTGCTCGCAGCTAGAACCTTGTGTCGTGCGGCCCGATCATTCGTCGGTGGTGCGGATCGCTGTCGTCGTCGAGTCAGCGGAACCGAACACTGCGGACGTGATGTACTGCTTGATCGGGGTGCCGCCGCCGTCACGCACAAGCACGCCAAGGTCGCGGTCGGTCGAGTACACCGCCGTGTAGCTGGCGCTAGTGCCCGAAGCGGTCTCGTCGATGTAGGAGATCCACACGTTGTTGCCCGCCGTCGCGTCGTCGGGATCGCTCCAGTTGGTCGAGGCCGTCGTGAACGTCGAGCCCGTGTAACTGGTGTACGGGACTCGACGGTACCGGCCGTCGTCCAACTGCACCCGGATCGTGCCCGACGATGGCGTGTCGGACGGGATCGTCGTGGTGACGACTACCGACGTCTGGCCCGCTGCGCTCAGTGTCGTGTTCAGCGAAAGCTGGTCGACGTCGATCGCGGGGTTGTTCTCGGCGTCGAGCGAAACGCCGTCCCATGGGAACACGAGGACCCGGTCCTCGGTCGACACGAGACCGCCCACCGTGAAGGTCACGTTGTTCGGCGGCTGGTTCGACGTGTTGGTCAGGTCGAACAGAAGGTCGTTCTGGGTCAGGTCGGTCGGCTGGATGCCCAAGCCGTAGGACCCGATGATCGCCGACCCGGTCGATGCGCCGATGAACGGGGTCGACAGGGTCCGTGCCGTGACGGTGACGTTGACGTCGGCGGTCGCCGTCGATGCGCCGGTGATGGTGACTCCGTCGCCTGGCACCGTTCCGGTGAGCAACTGAATCCACATCTTCGTCGGGGCGGTCGTCGAGTCGATGGCGAGGAGCTGGCCAGTGCCGCCAGTCCATGAGACGGCTTCGACTGCGGCGAAGGTGCCGGTCGGTGTGTCGACGTCGATCTCGTGGGTGATGCCGCGGAACAGTTCGCCGTTCAGCCCGTAGAGGGTCGAGGCCGAGCCGTCGCGGCTCAGGTACTTCGTGCGCTCGTAGAGCGAGTTGATCGAGAGCGCAGCCCGGTCCCACTCGGAGTAGTAGAACTCGTCGGAGCCGTTGCCGTCGACGTCGAGGCCGACGTAGCCCTCGGTCTGGTTGACGATCGTGGTCCAACCTGCGACGGTCGCTTCGGCGGTTGCGTTGTTGAGGTCGTCGGCGTCGTTCAGGGCGAGGACGTTGTTGCCACGCGAGGTGCCGTTGATCGAGAACTCGCTGTAGGTCTTCCCGAACCGACGGGAGGTGCCGAGGAGGCGACGGCCGTCGGTGTCCGATCCGCCGGTGCGGACCTTCAGCATGAACCGGTGAGAGATGCCCTGGTTGGCGTCGGCGTTCAGCGGTACGCCGATCACGTAGGCGTCGCCGATGTCCCAGTCGTCGTCGGTGCCACCAGCGAGCGTCGCCGTGATAGTGGTCGCAGTGTTGGCGGTGATGATGCCCGACGACCCGTCCGTCACGTTGTAAATCGTGTAGTCGACGAACTGGTCGGTCGTCCAAGCTTCACCAGAGTCGGTCAGAACCGAAGCGTCGGCTGCGCCGTCGTGGGTTCCGCCGATCGACTTGTTCCACCAGTCGTCGGCCAGCACTGCGCCGTCCTGGTGGACCTGAATCTGTACTTGCGGGTTGCCAAAGTTGACGATGCCGTCGTAGATCTCCGCGCCGGACGCCTGGATGATCGACCCGTCGTACAGGTGCTCGCTGCTGGCGTCGTCGATGTTCGCCGACCCGATAAGGGTGATGATGTTGTCGGTCGAACGAGACGACGGGTTGACGACCGTGATGTCGAGTTCGTCGTCGCCGCTGAACACTGCGTCGTCGGCGAGGTCCTGAAGCCAGCGGTGAAGCTCGATGACCGTGGCGTAGGACGGGGCGGCTCCGTTGTGGTCGTCCCCGATATACCGAATGTTTCCGGTTGCGTTGTCGAATGACCAGTCAGCGTCGACGATTGCCATTTCTAACTCCTCAGATCATCAATGCAGAGATGATAGGCGCTCGGATCAGCTCGGATCTCGAATCTCAAGAACATCAACTGCAGAAATATCTACAGCCACACCCACAGCAACAGAACCGCCATCGCCATCAATGACTCCGTACAGCACGGAAGACCCATCAGTAAACGCAAGAAAGTTGCCATTACCAGTACCAGTCGCCGTGTTCCCGGTCTGCTGATTCATGGTCAACTTACGGCCAGAAGTATCGCCATTAGCGATAACCCAATCTCCAAGACCATCGCCCGCAGTCAACGTGTAATTCGCAAGCGTATAAGTGCTCGTCGCCTCAGCATAAGTCGTCGGCTCAGTGCCACAAATATCGACACGAGTGCAATTGTCGGCAATCACATCAAGAGCCCCGTCAAACACAAGGTCCGACCAATTTGGAGATGCCATTTACTTCCCTCTCATTCAGCATCGCCTACAGCTATAAACGGAGACACATCAGCCGGATCTCTCATCCCGGCATAGTCACCACGATCACAGCCATAAGCGTTCAAGAACATATCAGTGAACTCATTATTGGTTCCGCCAGCCTGAAGCGCCTCAAGCATCGAACGCACCGTCAACGTAACCCCATTACGGTTCATCGACGTGACACCTTCAGGCAACGTGTCACACGCCGAAGGCGTCAGCAAACAAACGCTAAGAAGATCGCAACCCAACTGAGCGACCGCCAACGTGTGCAGCTTCCCCGGCATCTCCCCAAGTTGCAACTGAACGTTCCAAGTCCCCGGATAACCCAACGGCAAATCGCCGTCCTGTTCCGGCCAAGGATCCGGCTTACTGTCAGTCGCCTGACGAACCAGAACAGCATGATCCTCAAGCCGGTACGTATCCGAGTCCACCACACTGACCGTGCCAGTGGTCCCCGAAACAACAGGCTCGACATACTCAACGACCTGAACAATTGACTCGACCCGACCAAGCTCAAGACTCAGATCAATCGGGTCATACCTGCACTCAGGATCCAACCAGATCGTTCTAGTCGTGATCCCAGGCCACTTGTGACACGTCTTCTGGTGCAGCCACTGCTGAGCGGCGTCCAGAACGTCCTGAGCAGCCAGAAGCGAGTTCTGCTGCGCAGTGTTCAGAGACGTCCACCAAGCCTCGTGAGCGCCGCCAGAAGGCGCAGGGACCACGCCGTCCCAGTTGCTGGGCAGCGTGATCCCTGTTTGCTTCTGAAAGTCGCCAGATGGGCAGCAATCAAATAGGTCAGCGAGCGTGGCCCAGCTACCCATCGGCGCTCCTTAATCAGGGGGTCAGGTCCACAGTAGTCACAACACTGTTGCTGACCTCTCGACCGTTCACATTGAGAGCCGTCACCACCGCAAAGGTGGTCACGAATCCACGAGCAACATCAGCCGCCGTGACCGAGTAGGTCTGCGCACCAGTCGACGTGGGGCCAGCGCCACCAGCGATGTCAGCAACGGCCAAGTCAGTGACACCAGCAACGGCATCATTGACCAGGATCGAGGTGAGCCCATCAGTAGAGGACGGATTGCTGATCGAGTAGTCGAAATCGATCGTGTCAGCAGGCTGAGCCTCGCCGCCGCCGCCCGTGAAGGTCGTCGACGGAGTGACAGCGATACCGATCTCCTCGGTATCAACAACCCCACCAAGAGCAGCCGACGAGGTGTACTCGTAGTTGCAGCTGGTGCAGTCGCAACCACCCGGAGCCGGGGTCGCAGTAACCCAAGCTGCCCACGGAACATCAAGACCGATCGACTCGGGGAAGATGAAACCAGGACCCCGAGCAGCGACCAGAGCCTGATCGTCGTAAACCGTCGGGTCGATCCAGTGAGCGTTCGTCTCCGGTGTCCCGATGTACTGACGGTTGCTGTACGTATCGCTGATGTCCCACGATCCGTTCGGAGCGAACTTCACCATCGGGAAAGCAAACACCACGTACGGTGCCTTCTCATTGGTCGGCAGAGCCGTGTTGTTGAACCAGACCAGCAGCGAAACGCCGTTATCGCAAGTCTGCGTATTGGTGCATGCGCAGCCCTGCTCGCCTGCAGCGTAAGGCTTGATACCGATCCGGCTGCCAGGAGACTGCCAGTCGTAGACCCCAAGGTCATCGACAATCGCCTCATGGGTGCCCATCAGCTCCAGCAGACCGACGTCGATCCTGGGCGACAAGTTCATCGTCAACGAGTAGTCCTCGGTGACGCTAGGCAGCACACGCTCAGCCACCTTGACCTGGCCGCCGTTGCGGGCAACGTCCGACCGAGATGGCGTAGTGTTCGGGGTCAGGGAGATATCGAGAAGATCGCAAGCGATCTTGACGTCATCGGTGCCCTGCAAGATCTCGCCGTTGCAGCCCAGCCGGTTCAGCTGAGCGCCGCAAACATCAAGAGGCGAGAAGCACTGAGTAATCACTTCGGGAAGTGCCATGGCTACTCCCCTCCTTCCTCATAGTCGTAGGTCCCGATACTTTCGGGGTCCATCGAATCTTCTTCACGATCTTCAGAAACAGCAGCGGAAATATCAAAGGTGAGCGGCTCCGCAAGCCCTTCAAGGACTTCGATCAGCGGACGCTCGGCCCCGGCACGCATCACGTCCACTTCAGTGACCAACATCGTTCTAGCAAGGCCACGCTTAATCATGTCCATAGCGTCGTCCCACTCAGCAGTCCCTTCTTCAACTTCGAAAGGCAGATTCGCATCCCCCAAAGAAGTCGACAAAGAAGCCACAACAGTCATCACTTTCGGCATCACTCGCCCGCCGTATCCATCACGGCATGAATGTGATCACGGATGTCGTCTTTCTTGGAACCCTCATCGACATCGATCTCATGCTCAGAAGCAAAGTCAACAAGCTCCTGCTTCGTCATCTTGTCGATGTCCACAGGCTCAGGCCCAGACACGGCTTCCTCAACCGAAGGAACATGAGTCGCAATGAACGCTTCGTCACTGCCAGCCTCAGCCCGGAACTCAGCATCATTGCGACGAGCAACATCAGCCATCGCCGTGTCACTGACACGCCGCCAACTGTTTCCAATTCGCTCATACCCGGGACGATGGTCAGACATTTAGATCTCCTAGTAATTGCCTTCAATCAAGAACTCATGACGGACAAGACCCGAGAAGTCATCGTTGAACCTAACAACAAACTTCTCTCCAGCAGACAGCTGCACGCCGTCCTTCACAAACGAAGAGAATTGCCAACGCGCTGCAGCCGTCTCGTTGCCAGCCCCCCAAGAGAACAGCGTCAAGTCGTAGCAATATGCCGCCCAGTCGGCCGTCTTCATAATCGGAAAGGGCGTCAAATTGAACTGAACAACGTCGGCTGCGTTCCGCTTTTCGACGACAATGCCGTTAGTCAACGTGACATTGTTGCCATAGAAACCAGAATCGAAAGAGCCAACGTCCTCGATCTTGATAGTCAGCTGTTCAAGATGGCAGTGCCTAGTCGCCTCGATATAGAACTCTTCAGCCGCTACTGAATAATCGCCGATGGCCTCAACAGTTCCAGTCCCGTCGCCATTAGTCGACAACTGCTGAACAAGCATATTGTTGGAGAGCCAGTTAATTGGGGTCGCCTGAGTGTAAGCCATCAGCTCTCCTGCACTACTTCGATACCGTAGACGACCGTCGGATCGAATATGGCAATAGCGTTCATCTCACTGATCGGCGTCTGCGTATTCGTCCGCTCGTCAAACTCTTCAGCGAAGTCATCGAAAGCCGGAAGAGTCGACACATCAAACGCCAACGGTCCAGTCACATAGATCCAGAAATTCCCTGCAGGCATATCCGTTGGAGCGGCCGTACCAGGAGGGTTCCCCGAGTAACCGGGGCCCGGAGCGATCAGAGCGGTCCCATGGTTCGTCCAAATCTCTCGACCGCGAACGTAGCTGCCATGCTCGGGCAAATAATTGAGAGCGTGATCAGGAACGTGGATGACCGGCGTGACAGCCTGACGAGCGCCACGAGCAGCACCCTCAGGGTCCGAATAGTCAACAATCGAACCTCGCCGCCATTCGCGGATCAGAGCCTCAATGCCCTTCTTCAGCGATACAGCGCCCGGCAGCGTCGTTGCGCGTGCCCGGATCGTGTTCCCGTTTGCCAGGTTCGAAATCTTCGGGGTCGCCCCATTGACCGAAACTGCCACATTGTCTTCAGCGCCAGCCAAGTCCGACCAAACGCCGTCCATGACTTCTTCGCAAAGCGTGAACCGCCAACTGTTCCGAAGCGCACGCGCCGCACGTTCCTGCCAGTCAGGAATCTCAGGATGCCAACCGTTCTCAGAACGAACCGACGAGTAGATGCCGATGCTTGAGAAATAGACCTCATCCTGTTCGCCTTGAAGAGCTTTCTGGGGAGCCGGGTCAAGAGACGAATCCCTAAGAGACGGCCACCCGAAAGCGGTCAGAGGACCGTCCGGCGTGAACTTGACGCCTCCGACCCCGTTCCACCGCTGGTTGACAGCTGTGGCCAACGTCGGAATCCCAGCACGGGCACCCGAAGTCCAAGTGCTGATCCCGGCCGAAATGTTCTCCGGTCCCCGAAAGGTGCCCATATTCAGTCCTCCTGCTCAAAGGGGGCTGCCCAGAACCCAACGACTGGGCAGCCCCCTCCGAATCTGGTCTCAGGTGCAGTTAACGGTGTTGAAGCCAGCCCGGTCGCTGTCGTGGCACACAGTGGCCTCGACGTAGAACCAAGGGCTGCAACCGTTCTTGTCCAGGCCCTCAAACGTCTCCATGAACATCTGGCGGCTGTTCTGCCGTGCCAGTTCCGGCGACGACACCAAGCCGGTGTCGATGGCCGGAAGCTCAAAGTAGAAACCGTCCGAAGGCGTGATCAGGTGAACCGGGTAAGTCTCGGCACCGTAAACAGCGGTCGCCGCAAGAGTCGGAGCGACGCCGACGCCCGGGTAACCAACGGCCGGGAGCGCACTGGTGTACGCAGCAGGCATCGAGTTGGCCGGATCGCAAGCATCGATCAGCTCATCGAGGCCAATGCCAGCACGACCGAGCAGCTCCCGAAGATCGGGCTGACCCATCTCGCCGGTAGCGCCACGATCCACAGCGTCCATCTTCTGGAGAAGACCCTGCGGGACCAGAGCGATGTAGCGGCCACGGGTAAGGCGACCACGGAACTGGCTGACAGCCACAAGATGAATGAGGCCAGCAGCGAGCGCCGGAGTCGAGCCGTAGTTGCCCGTCCACTGGTACGCAACAGACTCTTCGCGAATCCGGCAGAGTAGAAGCTCTTCAGCGGCACGAGCGTGCGCTGCGCTGATGAGATTCATGTACATCTGCACGATCTCGGGCGAACCGTAGTCGAGCAGAATCTCTACCTGGATGCAGCTGTAGAGCCGCTCCAGCGCAGTGGTGTCGACGCTGATGCAAGCCACCTGGGCGCAAGCCTTGTAGGTGGAGAAATCGCCTTCGACAATGTTGCCCTGGTCGACGTCGCTCCAAGTTTCGGCGATGCCGCTGAGAGCCGACACGTCGGTCAGGCCGAGCGAGCGGAAGAACTCCACGTTGCCTCGGCGAGCCGGGATGCGACGGAACAGCGACCGAACCTTGCGCTCGTCAGTGACGCAGTCCGGGATGGCGTAGATCGTCTCAAACGGGCCGCAGAACGAAGCGAGCTTCGGGTCCGGGGCCACGTCGTAGCCGTCTGCCGACGCCATGCCCTCGATGTAGGGCTCAGGCGTGTCGTGGATCAGCTTGGTGTTGAACTCAGGACCGCCGCCGCCGAGAGCGCGACCATCGGAGAGGGTGGTCTCCGGGTCGAACTTGTTGATCGTGGCGATGGTGTGACGACCAGGAGCATCGCTGCTCATCTGATCCGCCCAACGCTTGAAGAACTGCTCGTCGGTCAGCTGCGAACCGATGCCGTCCTTGCTCGGAGCGCGGAACCCGTCGCGATGCAGCTCATGGCTAACCTCGCCGTCGTCGGCCACGACGTCGCCGCCTTCGGTCTTGACAACGAGACCGAGCGATGCGGCCTTAGCCAGAAGCTCGGCCAGCTCGTTCTCGGGCTCAAAGTCGTCGGAAGCCTCAGGTGCAGCGGGCGGCTCGATGCCGCCATCGTCGCCGTCGCCAGCAGCCTCAGTCACAGGCTCTTCAGTCGGCTGAGCTTCTTCCTCAACCACGTCATCGATGAAGCTGGGGGCTTCTTCAGTCGTAGCCGCCTGGTACTCAGCGATCTTCTCGCGCTGCTCAGTCAGGTGCTCATTGATGCCCTGCATCGCCTGCATGTGCTGACGCACGACCATGGCCTCTTCGAAGGTCGTCGCCTTCTTCTGGAGGTCAAGGTGCTTCTCCTTGAGACCAAGGAACAGCGACTTAACGCCGTCCCCGTCCATCTGCCGCCACCCTTCGGGGAGCAGCTCTTCCCACTTCTCCATTGTTCGCTCCTCGCGATTCAGGTTTAAATAGTTCCGTTAACGGAACTTTATTGCTCTGTGAGCCTGGTCGCAGACCCTTGGTCTAACGACCCCTGTCCGCAAGGAGCGAGGTGGCGATTACCCAGAAGGGTAACCATTAACTAAACGTTGTTTCAAGCATCCAACGCTTTAGCGACTCTTGCCTTCTTGGAGAAGCTCACATGTCGCGGACGTTCGATCACGTCGAACGTAATCAGGTTCCGAAGTCAACCCGGTTGCGGAGGAAGAATTCTTTGAATTGTGAACAATTCCTTGCCGTACCAGAAGGCGTCCCCAACCTGCATGTACTCGACTTCAGTTATCTCGACCTGATGGCTCATCGAGCAGATGCGTCCTCGTAAACGTGGTAACCGCCGAACATGGCGTCATCGAATTCTTCGACCTGCATCATTGATTCCTCGTTAAGGATCAGATCAGGTGCTTCAGCACTGGTCAGAATCTGACCGGTCATCAGCCCTTCGAGTTCATCAACACGCTTCATAAGGGTGCGGATGTCTGCTTGCATCTGCTGCATCTGGGCTTCGTGAGCCGGGTCCGGGCCCGCCGCCGCTTCAGGCTGCCCGCCGCCAGGGGTCAGACCCATGGCTTCCATCTGCGGGCCGACCGGTCCGTCTTCGAACCCCTGGAAAGGTTCGCCCGTCGGGAGCTGAGCACCAACCTGGAGCCCGCCAGGGAGCGAGCCGGGCCCGCTGGAATCCTGATTCGAATGTACGGCAGCCGTCTTGGTGGCGCACCCCTCGCAGCACGGCTCGTCGCCGAGCGGGGCCGTCGTCATCGGCTCATGCTGTTCTAGAGCCGTGGCCAGTGAAGCGGCCCGGGCGAGAGGAAAGCCCGGCCGAGTCACCAGCCACGGCCCGATGTTGTCGTATCCGGTGAAGTGGCCACCGCTGGATCGCGGAGCCTTCTTACGCCACCGGAAATCGGCCGACAGCGGCGAACGCCGAACCTCAGCAACCTGCTCCTCGGTGACTTCAGGGACGAAAGCCCCTAGCAAGTAGCCGCCGACCTCGTCCTCGTAGAGCCGAGCGATGAACCGCTGGTTGTCGGTGTTGGCGTAGACCGCTGCAGCGGTCTTGGCGTCCAACGTGAACGGGGCATGACCCCCGCCAGCGCCAACAGTGCCGACCGAAAGCACCTCGCCCTCAGCTGTCTCGACCGTCCCCTGATGAAACATCTGGTAATCGTTCTGAGACTTCTCTGGCTTCCAGCAAGAACCGTTGCCCTCTTCCAGGCACTGGTCCCAGGTGAAGTAGTAAGCGGCGATCCGCCCCTGGTCACCGGTCGCCTCGGAGCCGATGTACTTGGCGCTATTCGGCTTCAGATCCTTCGGCTTCTCCAGAAACCATTTCTTCGGCGGTTTGATCGGTGCCAGCTTCATCTTCGGCCTCCTTCAGCCTCGGCTCTTCGACCTCGGTCCCCTCGGTCTCGGCTTCCGGTTCAGAGTAGTACCGGCCGAACTTCAGACGGTCGTCTTCCCACGTCTCACCTCGGGCGATCATCTCATCAACAGCGGCGAATTCAAGGTCGACCCCGCTCGTCTCCGAGGTCGGGACGACCTGGCCGACCGTCTCGATCGGGACTTGTTCCCGCTGACGTCCTTCTCGTCGTCCTTCTCGGACCCCATCAGTTGGCATTGGCACGCTCCTCCATAGCTGCTATGTCGCGCAAGCGAATCTCATCGATCTCGGCCCAGACCCGTTCCCCCACCTCGGGGTCGTGGCCGGACTGCTCCCACTCAAACATGAGCGCCGCCATCTCGGCGGTGGACGCCTCGCTCCTAGCATCGGATGGCCATCGGCGTCGGTGCTCGACCCAGGTCATGGACTGCATCTGACTCGGTCGGAACTCGGTGCCGTACTGCTCGTTGATGCGATCCGTCGCTCGGACCATGGCCTCCTGCATCATACCGTAGGTCGACTGGAACCCGTTGACGTTGGTCCCGAACTGCCCGAGGCTCTTGTACATGTTCACCTTCTCATCGCCCGGAACCCGATCCCGCTGCGGGCCGACCATGCCCCCCAACGCTTCGGGCCGCAGGATCTCGGTGCCGGACCCGATCCCGTAGCCGAGCCCGGAACTGAAACTGTGCGAGTCGATGGTCACGGTCTGATCGGTCATGGTCCAGGGGTCGGCGATGTTCCGGTAGAAGGTTCGAACCTTGTGGCCGAGGCCGAGCCCGCGGCTGATCTCGGTCAACATGTCTTCAGGGGTCGCGTCCTCGTCCTGGACCACCCGCATCGTGCGGACAACGGACTCGTACTCCCGTGACGATTTCGAGGCAGCGAACATCTGCTCACCCTTGTTCGTCAACCGCTCCACGAACTTGTAGTCCCCACCCGGGAGCACGACCATCGAGTCAACGAGAGCGTGCTCATCTTGGTACCGGCTCCCTGTCCGCTCTCGGAGCACGACCCCCTTGTCGGTCTCGACCCGGCCCCGGAACATCGAAGCGATCGACCGGCCAGCGACCATCGCGTCCATCTCGGAGAGGCGCATCCCTTCCTCCACGGCCGCATAGCCCAGTTCGACGTTGACCAGCTCGGCATCGGCGTCAGTGATTGCCCAGTCCTCCGTGATCGCCCGGAGGGTGCGCTCGGCGTTTACCACGTTGGTGTCCCAGTCCGAGGTCGGGCTGAGCACTGCAATGGCTTGGACCGCTACAGCTGGCGGGACGTCGAAGTCGAGCGCCAGGTCCCGGGCGTAGTTGTGAGCGGCCGGGTACCACATGCTGTCCACGCCGATCCGGTCGAGCGCCTCATCGAGGGTTGCCAACGGCGTGTGGGGCGCACCGTCGATCATCTCGGCCATCATGTACCGGTCGAGGCCGGACTCAAACACTGCGACCAAGTTGTCCTCGTAGAACTTCATCGCCTCATCGAAGCCCATGCCTTGAAGGCCGGGGACCGACTGTGCGTACTGACCGAACCACTTCTCCAGCAGCGCCCTGGTCTTCTCGTCTTCGAAGTCGATGATGAGGCCGGGGTCGAGGCTCCGGGGAAGATTCTGAGCCTCCTTCGACTTGGCGCTGCTGTCCGGCAGTCGGGTCCCGACAGTGGCGATCGGAACCTCGTTCGGCTCCACCGAGATACCCATGCCTTCGGGTTGGTTCGGGTCAGCCCGGCGAGCAGCCTCGACCTCGACCAGACGCATCTCTTCTTCCAGCCTGGCTCGCCGCTCATTGCTCACTCCATCAGCCTTCAGCGCCTTCTGCAACTGAGACATGCGGGACTCAAGACCCTTGCTTGAAAGCTGGTTCACCATCGGGTTACACGAAGAACCAATGCTGTCTGTGAACCGCCCCGATGTGAGACCGGTTCCGGCAGGACAATGATAAGGATTGCCACTGCCCCCCTCAGACACCACGACCGCAGCAGTCCGAGCCACCTGAGACAACAACCAAGCATCGACCTTGGCCTGCTCTTCTGCGTCGAACTGAATCAGATCAGGAACACTCGCATGGCCAGAGAACTCAAAGTCGCTTGGCTTGATATAGATCTTGTCGCCGCCGACCGGGACCGTCATGAGTAGTACTCCCTCACCTTGTCGAAGATCTTAGAGATCCCCACCGGGCCGTTCTTTCGCCACTCTTCCTGATCAAAGTCTTCGTGAGTCATCGCTGTGAACAACTCAGCGACCAGCTCAGTGGCCGACTCGGAAGCATAAGGCGACACGTCGTTGCTGATTGCCCGACGACCTCTGTCCATCCAGCTCTGGAGTTCAGGATTGTCTTGCAACCGGGATTCAGGGACCGGTCTCGGCTTTGTTTCAGCTATCCGCCGCTCGTAATAGTGCGCCAACTCATGCACCACGGTCCCGGTGATCGACGGGTCAACAATTGTCGAATCGAACCTGTCGGGATCTCGTAGCTGTCGCGGAAGCCCGGCGTCCGAAGCCCTCTCCAGGGGCCACGCCTCAGTCGGATTGTCCCAACCCTCTTCTGCTTGGAATCCCACGAAAACGTTCCGGTGAAGAGCGACAAACGGGGCGTAATCCGGGTACGGGTCCATGTTTGCCCCGGCGCTCAAGAACGTGGTCACGCCGCCGACCCGACCAGTCTTCCTCTCCAGAGCCCTAGCTTCAGAGAACTGGTTCCAGTCGCTCCTCATCAACCTGAAGTCTGGGTACCCGTACTCGGACGCCAGTTCTTGCAGCATCTCGCTCGACTCGTAAGCGCCTCGGATCGCCGACTCGTAAGTTGCGGCGATCTCTTCATCCGGCATGAACTCCGTCAACCCCAAGGACGAGAGCGCCAGGCTGGCGGTCTGGTTGGGTTCATTCCAAGCAAACGCATCTTCCAGCGAACTGTGCGAAGTCTCTGCGTGCCGCTCGGATGCGGGCGTCTTGTAAGGGGCCAGCTCCATCCGGTCGAGGAGCATCACGCCGCGAGTCCGGTCATCGAAATAGACAGTGGCGTGGCTGGGCCGGTTGTCTTTCGAGATGAAGATCTGAGCGATGGTTCCTTCTCGGTCCTGATCGACCGGCCAGCCTTCTTCGTCCAGCGTAAAGAACTCGCCTTTGGCCCTGACCCGGTCACCCGGTTTCATAGCGCCTCGTTTGCGCAGCTCGTCTATAGCGAGAGAGCGTTCCGCTGCGAGGTCCCGTAGCCGTTCGGGGTCGTCTGTATTTGACATCGCCCGGGCAATGTCGTTGTACCGGTCATAGATCGAATCAGTTTCCAGCAGCTTGGTCTGCGGGTGACAAGTCGATCCTGCAGCGTCAGTGAATTGCCCGGCGCTCAGACCGGTACCCGCCGGGCAACGGTACGGGTTGTATCCGCGCTTCAAACTTTCGGCAAAGCCAGGGACCCCAAGGTCACCTGGGGGGACTTCCTTTGCGTACGGAGCGGTGTCGAACGCTGCCGTCACTGGGATCACGGGAGCGATCCTGACGGGCACGTTCTTTGTCCCGAGCAAGGTGTGCATGGCCACTCGATGGTGGCCGTCAACAACAACGTAATTGTTGTCCTTGTTCTCGTAGAGAAGGATGAAGTATCCGCCTCTCAGTTTCTCGTCGCCCCACACGACCTTCGAAATCGGCTTAGACCACACATGGTCTTCAGTGACCACGAGGCGGCCTTGCTGGCTGAGTTCTTCAAGGTTCACCGTCGAGGGTTGAACATCGTTCCAGAACTCGTCGCCGAGGTCTTCCATCCGGCCAGCGGTTTCGACTTCCGCCGAGTCTCCCATCACGAACCCGAGCGATTCCATCTCGATCTTGGCGCTGGCCCCTAATTTCTCTGGGTTCTTGCCGGGCCTGTTCTCGGATCGTTCGCTGAGAACTTCCATGGCGATTCGCAGTTCGCGTTCGATCAACTTTGAGTTGCCGTCCCGTGTGCGTTTCGCTAGCAACTGGTTGACGCGCAGGCTGATGCCGTCGGTTGACAGCTGCTGCGTCTGGGGGTGGCAGTGGGAGCCGTCTTTGTCTGTGAACCGACCGGCGGTGATCCCGGTCCCTGGCGGACAGTGGTAAGGGTTGCCGCCCCGGCCGCCTTCGGTGATGGTGATTGCTGCGCTGATCGGGGGCTCGACTTCTATGACGCGATCGGATGATTCTTCGTAGCCTTGGAGGCCGAGCCCTCCAGGCACGAAGTGCCGGGTCAGTGCTGGCCATTCGACCCATTCGTCGTCGACCATCAGTTCGCTGCGTCCGGGTATGGGGCGTCGGTAGTTGGGGTGGGAGAGCCAGGTGACGCGAAAGAGTCCTTCGGTTTGGCCACCGGCTTCAAGGAACGAGTAGTACTTGACCGCTGTTGAGATCTGCGAGGCGAACGCTTCGGCGATCTCTTCGGCGGTCGGTGAAGCTATCGGGCCCCAGGCGTCTTCGAACCTGTCTCGGTCCCATGTTTCAAATACGTCAGTCATGCTGCCTCCATCTCCGAATCGAAGTCTCTCCCGGTCTCAAACTCGATTCTGTCGAACACTGCTTCCCACTCGGCCCGAGTCATCGACCTCGGCTCCTCTCGCGAGCTGGTGCCAGGTGGACGCAGGAAGACCTCAAAGTGAGCGTCGCCGCCCGTGTCGAGGAGAACGAACTCTGATTCCCTGAGACAACCGACGCCGGTTCGACAACTGCCGATGACGGCCTCCCTCGGTGCGTCAACGGACTGGATGACAGCGAAGGTGTTCGATCCGGTGGCGGCAAACTGGTCGGCCATGTCATAGTCCGAAGACCAAGAGGTCATCGGGTTCCGATCCCACTCACCAGTGACGGTGATCCGGTTCGCCGCCAGTTCTTCATCGCTGGCGTTCAGCACAATGTCCCGAATCTGATGAGGGATCCTCCGGTTGTCGCCGTCCGAATTGATGCTCCATCCGGCCCCGCGGTGAAGCTGCAGCGTGTCGACCCCGGCCCCCTCCAGGAAGCCCTGGGTCTGTGAGTACATGGCCCGCAAGATCTTCTCAGTCTCTTCGGGGTGGCGGACCTGCTTGTACGAGAACGAGTCCAGCCCAAGCTCTTCAAGAGAGTCCCTGTCGTAGGCGAACTTCCCGTACCCAGAATCGTGCGTTCCGTTGCCGCCAAGGATCTTGTCGGCGGTGGCCTGAATCGAGTAGAACCGGTGATCCATCGACGCCCATCCGGCAATAACCGAGTCGACGGTCTCGTATTCGACGCCGGTTGCGGCAGCCAGGTCGGCCACGATGCGATGCTTGTTGAACGACTCGGCGTCGGGGCCGATGTCCGGTCCCCTGATTACCTCTTGTGTCGGGGAGAAACCTCGGGGCGTGTTCTCCCAGAACTTCGGGTCCGGCGTTGGGCGGATATCGATCTGGTCGGGGATGATCTCGAAGTCGGGGATCGGGGTCGGCGTTATCGGCCACGCCCGACGGGCCATCTTGGTGAGTTCGTCAAACCACGCCTTTCCCCACGCTGTGTCTCGGGAGAGTCCGGCGGTACGCGTGTACCCGCCACCGCCGAGCTTGGCCGGGAGCTGGCTAAGGACGCCAGCCAAGCTCTGGGCCGAGTTGAAGTAGTGCTTGTCCGGGTTGAGCAGTTCGCTCTCTGGCATCTGCAGCTGCTCGACCGCTTCCCAGTACCTCACGAGCTGCCTGGCAGAACGCCCGTTGCCGCGCAGGGCGGACCCAGGGGGGAAGACTCCGGCCTGCTCCCAGTCGCTGTAGTACCCGAACTCCTCAGAGTCCATGCTCCGGGGGAGCAGGTCTGCCCACACCATCGGGCGGTTGCCTTGCTCCTTCCACACGGCGATCTGTTCGGGGTTGTGGCCCTTGTTGCGACCTCGGTACAGAAGAGGCTCTCCCTTTCCAAGCTCCTCCAGGTACCTGTCCAGTTCGCGTAGAGCCACCTCCCCGAAGTCGTCCATATCGGTGAAGTGCTTTCTGTCCGGGTGCTCCGCTGTTGGACCCGACGTCAGGTCTTCCGGGATGTCCCCCCCGTTCGCCGCCATGATCGCCCGCTTCGCCAGGATGGTCGCCTGCAGCCACTCCCCCTGAGGATTCGCCAGATGCGCTGCCAGAGCCTCTCGCATCTTGACAAGATCCTCAGCCGTGACCTCGGTCTCCTCAAGAAGACCGTTCATCCGCAGTCGCCCATCAGCCCACCTGGCGAGACCGCTCAGGTCGGGGACCTCAGGTAGGCCGTGGCCCGGGTCGATCATCGGGAGCCCGTCCGGGGCCCAGTCGGCGAGCTTCGGGATGTCGGTGTGGATGTTCGGGTCGAACGGGTCAGCGAGGCTGGGGGCAAGGGGGTCGATGTCGAAGTCCCCTTCGGCCGACCCGGCCCGTCGGGCTTCCTCGGCGCGAACGAGGGCCATCTCCTCGTTCAGCTTCTCCTGACGGTCAGCGCTGAGCCCTTCCCCGTTGAGTGCATCCTGAAGCGCCTTCTTCCGCTGCTCCAGGCCCGCATCGGACAGCTGCTCGGTCGCGGGGTGACAGGACCCACCGATCTCGTTCGTGAACCTCCCGGCGGTCAGACCGGTACCGGCCGGGCAGTGGTACGGGTTGCCCGACTCGTTGCCGCTAACAACAACCGCAGTCATCTGCCCACGCCGACCTGAACTTCTCGTTCGAACTCGTTCGGATTCGGCCCCTGATCAAACCTCAAATGAGCCAACCCCCCGAACGTGTTCAAATTAATCGGCGGCCAACCAACAGGGCCCCTGACATTGTCCCAACGCTCAGACATGGATTCCCAAAGATCCCAAGCTTGCGGATCAATCGCCGGAAGTTCCCGATAAAGCTCGTACTCCAGGTGGATGTCTTGCTTGATTGAGAAACTGATCGGCGTGTGGAACTGAAGCTCAACCATCCGACCTTCAGGGGTCCTCAAGACCGAGTTGATCCCCGAATAAGCGTCACCCGGCGACCAATAGTTGTCGACCTCCACGACCTCCCAACCCCGTTGTTGCAACGTGTCGAAAGTTCGCTGCACGCCCAACGTGTAGTTGTTGTCGTCATGAATGTAGGTGTACCGCAAGCTGTCCTTGATCGCCGCAGGCAGCTCAGACATCGGCTTGCCCCGCTCGACGTGGCGGTCCCTCATCTTGCGAGCAGTCGAATCAATACCCTTCACCTCAAATTCGATCGTGCCGTCCTCTTGAAGACCCAACACCTCACCCGAAGTGGCCGCAGCGATATCGATCAAATTGCCTCGGACCGCGGCAGCTTCACGCAACGCCCCGTCCCGCACAGCAGTAGCTGCCTGCTGAATCTGAGATTCGATAATCGGGTCTGGGAACGGATCGCTGTACCGCCAACCCTCAGCTACGAGTTTCTTTGCGACTTCGGGGTCGAACCGCCACGCCGGTCCAGTTCCTCCCTCAGCCGACGAGCCATCTGACTCACGGATTCGCCCGACCGTGGTCGAAACAAACTCTGCTCCTGTGACTTCTTCTGCGACATTGCCAGTACCTCCGGTTGGGATCTCATCGAATGTTCCAAGGTCAAAGACTGCTATTTGATTCCGTTCCGAACCAAGTCTTTCTGCCTCGGACTGGTCGGTGAAATGGTTCACCATGTCGAGGTGAAGCTTGCCCGTCTCCGAGTCCCGCCAAGCCCCTACGAACACTTCGGGATTGTCGATCAGCGCCTGCTCGTTCCGAAGCAAGTATTCGATGATGACCGAGTCCTTCTCTTGGTCGGTCAACGAGTCCCAGTCCGAGATGACCGTGGCGAACTCGGGATCAGCGACCACAAACCCAGATTCGGGCGTGTCGACCTCCGATCGAACCGTGAAGCCTCCTGTTTCATCGACCAGTTCAGCTAGCTCATCGATCGGGACCCCGTAGTCCGGTTCAGCCGCCGTGACCTGAGTGACGTCGTCGGTGACGCCCGGACCTTCGATCTCCCCGCCCTGGAGACGGCGCTCCATTTCAAGCTGGGCGATCTTCAGCTCTTCAACCAGTTTCTCCCTCTTCTCGCGAGAAGGGCTGTCGCCTAGTTCTGCTTGAAGCTCATCGATTCGGCCTTGCAAAGATTCGGTGTGGAGCTGCTCGACCATCGGGTTGCAGTTCGTCAACTCTTCGTTTGAGAACCGCCCAGCAGTGATACCGGTCCCCTTCGGGCACCGGGGCTGCCTCGGGTTGAACAACGCCGCTCGCGCTTCAGGGGACCGACCGGCGAGCTGCGCATCGAACCATTCTGCGCCGAGCTTTATGCGGCCCCGTCCTGCGACCACTGGCAAGACTGCGCAGGTACAGCCGTCGTGATCGCCTGGCCGGTACAGATCCAGGTCGAGGTCTTCGTCTGCCGGGTCGACATAAGGCCACTCGTTGATGTCTTTGCGCCGGGAAAGCAGTTTCTCCCAGTTGCCCAATTTGAACGTCCGGCCGTTCAAATTCTTATGAGGGGTAAACGGTTTCTTCGGCTGACGGAGATACCCGTGCCGCCAGCGGTAAAGCAACGGGGCCAAGTTCTCTGGGATCTCGACGGCCGCCGCCCTAGTCGACGGGGACCGAAGCATCTCAAACGCCAACGGGCCGTTCAGCATCCCGAAACCAGAAGCTACGCCCCGGCCTCGCCTGCAAGGGAACCCGTTGATTGTGGGGCCGTTCGAATCAGCGCCCCCCGCTATGAGCATCGCCCGCCGGACGATGCCGGGAGCCACGATCCAATCCGGTTCGCCATCGCGCGGCCGGACCCAACTTTCGAACGAGTCGAGCAGCTCGCCGTCGAGGCACCGGACCGCTTCTTCGATTGCTTCTTCTTGCGACTGGAGCAGCTCGGCAGTGACCGGCGATTGGACGATCTCGGCCATGCGCGGCAGCAGCGTCGAGTCTTCCAAGAAGATCCCCCGCACCTCTTCGATCGCTTCAGCGATCGAGGATTCCAGGATGTGGCGGGTCGACGTGTCCAGCTTCGCTGACTCCCAAACATTGTCGGGGATCTCATTGAGCGGCCTGTCAGCTGCGGCCATCTTGACCTTGAGATCTTCGTTGCGGATCGTCCCCTTTGCCTTTGCTACTGACCGGCGCAGAGCGTTCTTGGCGGCCATCTCCAGCACCGTCCAGATCCGCATGAACGTCGCATGGTCTTTGATGTTCAGATACTCGACAGCGCCAGCGATGATGTCTTCCCGAGTCGGGCCGAGATCTTCTTCGGGTTCTGCCTGCAGCGAGGCCGCTTTGGCCTCCATCATCCCGTCGAGCCAACGGACACCAGTTTCGCCGCCCATCAGCTCAAAGTTCGGGGTGCCGCTCTCGCCGTCGTGGCGAGCCATCCAGACGGCGTAAGCCTGCTGTTCTTTCTCGGACAGCTCGCCTCGTTCGAATGCCTGCAACAGGCGTTCAACGATTTCGGATGTCGGCTCCGCTACTTGCTGTGCTGCTTTAGAGGCTCGGAGAACACCGATCGGGATCGTGGTCACAGCAGCTCCAGAAGGTCAGAGTCTTCGGCGTATGCGTCATGATCCAGATAGACGACCTCTTCGGCTTTCCTGATCGAGTCGTCCGGTTCCAGCTCAACTGACCTGAGAGCGAGACCGAGCAGCTGGGGCGGGATGTTGTTCTCTTGGCCAGCACTCAACGCAGATGCCAGGCGTGCCTGCTCTGGTGGTTTCGAATCGGCGAAAGCGTCCGGCCCCATCGGCTTCCCGCCGACAGGGCGGGCAACGAACTCGGCCCAGGTTCGGAAATCGTCATAGTCGGACGGCATCTCCATGATCTCGTCCTCGGTGAGGTTGAGTCCTCGCTTGGCGACAGTGTCCCTGCTCGGGATGCCGTACCGGTACGCCTCAAGAAGCGCCTTTGACTCGTCGGGGTTCTTGAGGACGCCAGACATGTCCAGCATGATCCGCCGGTTCTGGGGATCGATCTGGTCGGGCAGCCAGCCGACCGACTGCAAGAACTCGTACATGGGTCGGAGCCACGAGATTGTCAGCTGGTCTAAACCTTTCTGGCCTGAAGGCTCGGCGCTTGTGCGAATGAACTGCGATTCGGTCAACCAATCCGACCAGTGGTTGCCGCCCTGTTCGGATTCGAAGAACACTCGCATCGGCAGATCGAGCGCACGGCCGATCGCCTTGTAACCAGAGTCTTCGGCAGCAAGGTCATATTCCTCGATCGGATCGCCCATGTCGATCCGCATCGGCGGCCCCCACTGGTAGCCGGTCGAAAGCGTGAACGGGGCGACCTCGGCGACGCCGCCATACTCGGTGAAAGTCTTCTGAGCATGGTTGCGGAAATCGCGGTGGAAGTCTGCTCGCCGCTGCTCGTCGCCCAGCCCGGCGTACTGCATGGCAGCTTCGGCAGCTAGCCACACTATGTCGTTATTGACCAGACGAGAGTCGGACAGCCGCTTGATGCGTCTGGTCGAGCTGATGAGCCGCTCAATATCTGGCACGGCTCGCTGCATCTGGCTGTGAGCTAGGTTAGGCCACCACGGGTTCCGTTGCCATATGCGGACGACTTGGTCCTTCGGCAGGTAGCGGAGATAGTCATTGTCGTTCTCGGTGTCTTGACGCCGCTGCGCCGGGGTGTCCTGGATCGCAAGGTAATCGCCGGACCCGACCCGGTCAGCGGCGATCTGATTCATCTGCAGAAGCTCGTATCGCGGCCCGTGGTCTGTGTTGTGGGTGGCCAGCAAGAACTCGCCGATTGATTCAGTCGTGAACATCTGCTGCCGAAACAGCTCTTCTCGCGGTTCGCCGTTGACGCCGCGATAAGCGTGAAGAATCGCCTGTTCCTTAGCCGACTGGACCCTGCGCCAACCGCCGCTCGAATCCGGCTCGGCCACATACCAACGACCGAGTGCGCAAACAGTCGCTTTAAGGTTCAGGGCGAAACCCAAGACGCCAGGTCCCTCTACGACCCAGTCCATGATCTTCCTCTGCCACTCTTGCTGAGCGACCGCTTCGTGGACACTCGTGAAGGTCGTCAGAGGGGCGACCGCTGCTGTCTTAGCGGCGAGCGGATGAGAAGTTAGGTCGACGGGCAAGTCATAGCGTGTTGGACGCCGTCGCTCGGGGATCGATACCATGTGGCGCTCTTCCTCGGGTCGATGCTTGCGAATGCTACACCTCAGGTCCACCCGAGCCGATGAACTACCTCGTCGCAGACGTCGCAGTTACAGTGCGGACTTACTTCGTAAGTGTCGCCGTTAGGAAAGAATACGATCACGACATTGCGATCCATAGCGTCTATAAGACGTTCTCGGATATGTGTTTCTTCGTACTCTTCCAGTATCTCTTGAAACGATTCGTTTAGTTCGTCGAACAAGTGGTTAGCGCAAACACAGAATATTTCGAAGTTAAAGCATTCTGGGCATCGGGGTCTCTCAGCCATCAGCGTCAGAACCAGCCGCTTCCCTCTTGCGTCGATATTCAGCGTCTATTGCTTCCATCTCCGACTCGACATGAGATTGCTGACACGTCGGGCACCGGAACCCCCCGCCGTCTTCAATCTCGATCGGCTCGTACTGCATCAGGTCCCCGACGATCGGAACCAAGTTGCAGACAGCGCACATCAACGTGCTGCCATCGACCGGTTGTTCTTCGAACGTGGTCTCGACCATCTGGCCACCCACTTCGGTGAACACCTGCTTCACCGATCGTTCGGTCTTCTCGATGCCTTGAGCCCGATCCTGCTCTCTCGGCGTCGGCCCCCACTCGGGGTTATCCATCTCCATCTGTTCGACTTCGATCAGGTTGATCCGGGACGCCATCTGATGGTGGTCCATCAGCATTTGCTGCAGGCCCGGCCATTTCTGCTCGACTGCTGTCCGAGCTTGCTTGACCTGCTCGACCGTCAGCTCGTTGCCCTCGTAGGGCAACAAGTTCCACCCGACGATCACGCCCGTCGCTTTGTCTTTCAAGGCTCCGAGCAGGACCCCAGCCGGGGCGAACACGATGACGTTGATCAGGGTCAGCAGCCCGTAGTTGTGGATCTCGGCGCTTGTGTTTCGGGCGACGTAATCGGGTGCGGTCTTATCTGGCAGACCGCCCTGTTGGTGCTGGCCGACGAGGTTCCAGAGATCCAACTTCGGGTCGACCTTGGCGTCGTTCCCGGCCAGCATCTCGGCGATGTCTTGTTCGGATTTCTGCCCCGGCAAGATCAGGTCTTCAGGGTTGAGGCTACTCATTGCCTCGCCTGGTATTCGCGCCATGAGAATGTGTGCTCCTCTGGGTCATTGATTGTGCTGGGGAATTGAGTTTCGAACTCGTCGATTGCTGTCTGCTCTTTGCCAGCGAGATGCCGTTGCCTGGCGAGCCAATGGTTGCGCTTGGGGTTGGTCAGGATCGATCGGCGTTGAGAGTTGCTCAATCGCGATCCGCAGCAAAGCTTCTGGTCGATGTGGGTCAGGCACCACCAGCGGTGGTTGTATTTCCAGTCCGGGGGGCCACTGCACCGATGGCTTACACCGCCCAGGGTCTCTTCCCAAGCGCAGCCCTGGTTCTTGTCGTACACGTCGACAGTGATGTCTTGCACGCGAACTTCGTTGGGTCCGGCGGGGCTTTGCTCAAGATCGTTTCGGATGGAGCTGCCAGCGCCATTTCGTACCATTGCAACCACCTTAGCTTCGCTCCGGGTACCGTTGATGCGTCATCAAACAAGGAGACATCCCCGGATGATTAAGTCCATGATTCTTTCAGCGCTGAGCGTTGCGCTTCTGGCCGTCGGCGTCAGCAACGCTGTCGCTCAGACGCCAGAGCCGCCTCCCTTGTCGGAGCAGCCAGCGCAGAACACCTTTGATGTTCACATCTCGCCTCCGCAATGCACTGAGCTTCATGGAGCAGATGGTCCTGAGTGCATTGAGACCGGCGAGCGGTGGCGGTGTCCGGTTGGCTTGAAGCCCAGCGCCGTGTTTCGGACTTCAAGCGACCTGTCGTACAACGAGACGATCGGTCCGTGGCCGCCGCTGCGCGATACGCATTGTTTGTTCGTTGGGCATGAGAAGGCTGTTCCAGTCGCTCCGTACGATTCGGATCGTCCGGTCATTAGTTGCTACACCCGGTACACGAATGGCGACATCGAGACTGGTCTGTGCCAGACGGTGATGTATGTGGTGCCGGTGCCTACGGCGACCCCGGTGCCTACAGCGACTCCTGCCCCTGTGGCGGCTCCCGTTCCGGCGTTCACTGGTTGACTACAGTTGTGAGACCAGCCTTTCCAAGGGGGCTGGCCTACCAACATGCCAAAGAGACCCGCTCCTTTCCCGGGGAGCGGGTCTCTTCTTGTCTTGATCAAGCCCGATGCGAGTCCCTGTTTGGGCCCTGGGACTCCCCCTTTCAAGCGGGGGCTGAGAGGTTCGGGCGAACTTCAACTTGCGTCGGCTTTCGCCTTCCTGGGTCGGCCGGACCCGTGCTGACCTTTCACCTCAGCCATCAGGGCAGCCACGCCCTGCAACGCCGATCAATGGAGGTGGTGGGATTGGCACCCTCGGTTTGGCGGTGGCCTCTTGGGCCCCGACCCTGTCCGGCTTCTACGGCGCTCGGTTCTCCGAGCCCGGAGCGGGGAGCAGGGCACTACCTCCTGAGATCGATGGATCGACCGCTCACCCGTGATGAAGCAGTGCTCGGATTGCGTCGTCGGCGCTGCTTGGTCTTACCAGTTGCCAGTGGCCCGAATGGGATCTCCTTCGACGCTTACGGCTGGCCCGCCGCTATCACGACAGCGGGTTGCTCGATGAGCGGTCGATCCTCGATCCCCGGATCGCCGGGGATCGATCTCTGTCGAGGAATCGGGTGAGCGGCGAGTCTGCCGATCACACCTGACCGTTGGTGTCCGCTCGGCTGCTGACGCTCTAGCCGTCGACTCTTTGGTGCCCCCGGTGTCAGAACGCGGCGTCAGCCGGTCGGTGCCCTAGGCGGTCGACGGAGCGCCAGGCTCAATCGCCTTGGTGCGCACCGTGGGTCGTGGTGTCGGGCTCACGCACTCGGCGCTCACCCGATCCCTCGATCTCATGTCCACCCCTCGCTGCCGGACTCCTACCGGCACCTCTGGCCTCACTCCTTGCACCCGCCGAAGCGGACGCTCGGGGCCCGAAGGGCTTCTTGTGGACTACGGACCGGCGGCCGGGAGGCGCACGGAGCGCCGCCCCGGGGGCCGGGCCCCCGCAGTCACTTGGTACAACACCGCAGCGCCCGGTATGTTCCCACCCGGTGCAAGTTCCCCCAAATTGGGCATCAGCTGCGAACCGAGCTGCCGACCGCCCCACCCACAGCAAGCCCATCGACAGTGTTCGCAAACGCTGCAGCAGCGGCATCCACCATGTCATCGTGACGCCCACCCGGAAACTTTGAATGCTCAGTCACGAACTCATAATTCCAACCAGCCCTCACCAGACGCACATTCCCAAGCTGCACCTGACCAGCAAACCCCCGAGCCATCTTCTTACCCCGTGGCGGTTCGAAGCTCACAGTGTGCCCAGGGACGACCTCACGAGCCAAATAAGCAGCATCTCGCTTACCAGCCGAACCCGGATCCTGATCAAAGCTGATAGGCACTTGAAGCCCGTCCCGCTTCGCCGTCGCAGCAATCATCCGGTCAGTCGCCGCCGGACCCTGCCGAAACCGCACCACATCCAGAACGTAACTGAACCCCTGGATGTCCCTCCCAAACAAGACGCCACACGTCCAGTCAGGGTCAGAACTTTCGTCCATCGTCGCAGCAAGGTCCCACTTGCGGATAATCGACACGAGCGACGGGACCTTGGTCGAATCGACGTACGTCCACGATTCAACAGGGAACAACGTCCCTTCAGCATCAACTGGCTTCTGCTGATAGAGCGCCCGCCAAGCCAACCGGCCGACGTCAGCCTTAGCCACCTCTAGCTCGTCAGCACTCCACATCTCAGGCCACAACGGATCGCCGATCTTCCGACCGACAGGGTCCCGCCACTTTCGCGGATCGAAACCATCAGCCTCAGCTTCTTCAGGCCCAGGCTCAGCCAAAGCAGGGAGACTGATCACTTCCCACTGGGTAGCGAACCGATTCTCAGCCGCATGCTCTTGCAGCCAGCCAGCCAGATCATCCTCGCACCAACGAGCCTGCACGATCACGATCGACCCCCCTCGCTGCATGCGGGTACGGATCGTCATCTGCCACCATCGCCGGAACTTCTCCCGATAGGCAGGGCTGAACGCCTGCTCAGCGTCTTTCACGGGGTCGTCTACCAGCATCAGGTTGGCACCCTTACCAGTGATCGATCCCCGAGCGCCGACGCTGATCATCACGCCACCCGCAGTTGTCTTCCATTGCTGAATCCGGCGACTGTCTGACCGGACCTGAGCAGCCCAGAACAGATCTGGGTTGTCTTCGATCAGGTCGCGATTCCGCTGCCCCCATTCCTCCGCAAGGGAAAGCGAGTGGCTGAGGCTGATGACCTTGCCGTTCGGAACATTCTCTAAATACCAGGCAGGTCCGTGAGCGCTGATCAGTTCGCTCTTCCCGTGACGGACCGGCACCTCGATGATGGCCGTCACGCGTTCGGTCAACGACCGCCGGATCGTGTCGCTGATCAGCTCCAGATGAGGCGCTGACTGCCACTCCGGGTCGGTCGCTTCAGCCAGCCGAGCTGGAGAATCGAACGCCACCACATGGGCGTGCTTTCGGATAGCGGCCTGGACAGCGGCGATCTCCTCGGGTGACGAAGCTTCCTTCATCAACCCAAGGAGAAATTCGCCATGCGCTCTTGCGGCTTCCAAGTCAAGGCGACCGTCGGGCAGGTACAGCCCGCTATCGACTTGAACCGCTGTCATCTATCGGACGTAGAACGACACCGAAGCAAATTCAGTCGTGCCGTCTTCAACGATCTGGGCGACAACATAGGAAGCGCCTGGAGAGTTGAAGATGCTCATGGCACTCGCCACGGTCTTGGTCGCCTGGGTCCAGGTGAACTCTTCCGAAGCGCCCGTGTCGGCATTGATCAGAAGGAACACGCTGTCGTTGTTAGCGCCTGAAACAGTGATGGCGTCGCAAGTCACGTCAGTGACCTGACCGCCGACGTTGCGGGGCACGCCGACCGCTCCGGTGCTGACAGGGAAAGCGAACGCCTGGGTGATGAGCGGCTGCTGAGTCACCGAAGTGAACGCCGACAGGCGGGACCGCACAAAGAACCCGGCTTCGCCGTCAGGGCCGTTGGCTGCGGTGTTGGCCGCCCAGTCGCTGGGCGGGGCGAACGAAACCATGTGGGTTCCGGCCGTCGCAGCGTAGCCGTCCGACTTGTCTTCGACGGTGGCGAGAGCGGCCCATGCGGAGCCGTTCCAGTACTCCCAGGTGAGAGTCGCCGTGCCGGTGCGGGCCTGCGATGTCGTGATCTTCAGCTTGCAGAACTTCTCTCCCATGCCGTAGTAGAAGGCGTCGTTGAGAGCTGCGGTAGCCGGGAGCGCATCGACGTCGCCGACGTCAGCGTCGTTGATGTCGACCGTGTCGTTCGTGAAAGCGGGGGTCGCTCCGACGATCCACACCTGGCCGATGAGGCACTGTGTAACGGTCGCTGTGACCGACGTGCAGTTGGCCCGCACCCAGTAGGCGAGAACGTTGTCGACGGTGTTCTGAGCCCAGTCGGTCGGGGCGTCGTAGCTGACCTGAACCGTTCCTGCTGCGGCCTCCCAGAAGCTGGTGCCGTCAACGAGGTTCGCTACGGCCGTCCATGCCGTTCCGTTCCAGTACTCCCACGCCCATACCGGGTCCGTGTAGTCGCCCTGGGTCGTGATGTTGATGAGGATCTCGGTGAACTCGGCCGAAGCGCCGAAATAGATCGCATCGTTGGCGGCCAGGGTGGCTCCGACGATCTCGACGTCGTCGGCCGTTGCTTCGTTGGCCGGGGTCGTTTCATTGACGTAGAGCCCGCCGTCATCGGTGATGACAAGCGAGCTGCCCGCACGGGATTCAAGAAGCGCCGTTGCGATCGCCGACTCTGCGAGAGAGCCGACAAGGACGCCGTCAGAGTTCGGCCCGGCATCGGTTCCGCAAGTGCCGGGGAAAGAGAAGTTAATGGTCATGGACGCCCTCCTCGGCATCGACCTACATGATCGCATCTAGTTAAGCATGCATTCAACGTCTAACCTCGCCTTCATGGACAACCCAACTACATCTGTCGAGGAAGAGGGAACTGTCCGGGGGACGACCGTTGCCCTGGCTAGTTCGTCAAAGGCTTCTGGCCTTGCCCTAACCGAAGGCGAGTCGATCTATCACGCTAATCAGCCGCCCCATTCCGTGATGCGGGAACTGGAGAAGCTTCTTGAATTCGATGCGGTGGATGCGTTGATTCAGTTCATGCCGTCGATCATCAAGACGGTCGGCGTTGTGATTGAGAACACTGCTCGACGGGACGTTATGACCGGCGCTGCGGCTCAGGGCTCGGTGACGCTTGACGGCCTGAAGGTTGCTTTGCAGATGTCGTTGATGGACTTCACTACGGCTGTCGCTGAGGCCGGGGCGATCGAGACGCCGATGGTCGAAGAAATTCGTGCGCTGATCGTGAAGGAGCGGGAAGCCGGAACTCTTGCGGCAACGAAATCAGCTGCCGAAGCGAAGACGCCTGGTTTGATATTGCCATGAGCGACGAGCTAGAGATTCTTGCTGCGAAAGCCGTGGAAACGGGAGAGATCCCGAAAGGACTTTCGCGCGGCAAAGAGCTGGCGCTAACGGCTCTGATGAGTCGGACCGGCGATATCGATCGGATGCACGAAGTCAACGCCGTCAACGCGATGGTCGGCTTCCGCCAAGTTGTCGGCCGCAAAGCCGGAATCGCTGCAGGCTACGCCGACACGATCGAAGCGATCCAGGATCGGATCCTCGCTTGCTTGGCCGGGCAGGTCGCCGATTACACGGCGGAAGACATCGAGCGGCTGATGCGGGCTGCGAAGCTTGCGAACGACTCGATGCTGTCTGTCCTCGGAGATCCGACGACGGTCCACGCTCTTCAGATCACGCAAGAACCGCAAGAAGCCGCCCAGAATCAGATTGCGATTCTGGAGCGGCTTGCGGAGAAGGCTGCCCTTCGGGCCACCTCGATTGACGTCAGCTCCAACTAACGGAGCGCCGCCAGCTCGATCTCTCGGCGGCGCAGAAACTCGACGTCGCCCTCGGTCAGCGGCAAGTGATTGCCGGTCTCCAGGTCGAAGCGAACGAACGCTAGCGGGCCTCGGAAACCTGCGCCGAAGTTGGTGTGCCCGGTCCACTCGGGAACGAACACGTTCTCCTCTAGGCCGATCAATAACCCTTCCTCATTCATGAGCATCTCGACCCCTTCGGGCAGGGCATGTTCAAGGATCGTGCCGACGACCTCGACCAGCCCGCCGACCAGTTCTTGCGTCGTGGCGAGACTGACCGGACCGTCGGGGACCTCGGGGAGCGACCACTCGCCGCTCGGATGAAGAACAGCGAGAACGCTCATCGGTCGTTCCGATCGCTGAAGCTGCGGACCGCCTCGGTCAGGGAGTGGAAGTACGAGCCGCTCTCCATGACCCACTCCTCGCGGTCGTCGTTCCAGACGACGCTCGACCAGATCGCGAACGGATGGACGCGCTTGCCTTCCCGGACGAAGAGCCCGGTGCCGTAAGCGTACGACCCAGGGCCACCGCTGTAGATGGGTCGGAAGTCGAGCACGGTCCTTCCCTCGCCGAGATTGTCGCCCGGTGCGGGCCACCTCTCGGGTGCGGAGTGCTCTCGCGGTGTGAAGGTTTCAGTTTCCATGTGTGGTTCCTCTCTTGTTGGGTTGTTCCGATTCATGCGTTCTCCAGCAAGCGTGCCCGGGCCGCCCTCTCTTCGACAGTGGGAGCACCGACGTAGCAGAGGCAGCGGGAGCAGTAAACGGCGATGCCGTTGGGGCCGCTCTCGTCCCGGCTGAGCGAGTCGGCGGTGTGACCGCAGGCCATCTCCGGCATGCCCTTGGCGATGCGGTCAGCGAGCAGCGCCTCGGCGGTCAGGTTAACAGCCTTGGTCGGGCGGGAGAAGAAGCCGAAGGTCTCGTCCCGATCCGAGCGCTCGACCCGAGCGGTGAACCGGACCCGGTCACCGGCCTCAACGTCGAGACCTCGGGGCTCGGTGCCGAAGAGGCGGAAAGCGCCACCCTCGGCGGCGACCTCGACCAGCATCTTGTAGCTGATGCCGAAGTCGTTCTCGACCGTCTTGGTGGAGATCACGACACCCTCGATCGTGGCCCGACCGTCGAAGTCAGGGACCCGAACCTTGGGGGCCTCGTTCTTGGCCTTCTCGATCCGAACCGCTTCGGCCTCGATGTGACGGCGGTAGCCCTCGGGGATGAAGGCGGCGATGCCGTACCAGCGGGGGTCGAGGGTCGAGCTGTGGGCGACCACCCGCAGGTTCGACTCGAAATCGTTGCGGGGCTCGATCGCCTTGGCCCAGGCCAGAGCCTCAGCGCCCGAGATCGAGCCCTTCATCTCCAGGCCCTCGATGGCCTCCATCCAGTGGCGGCTCGGCCGGTAAGCGGCGAGAGCGTCGGACTTGGTCGACGTGTCCCAGTTGCTGGCCTTGCTGTAGCCGAAGTAGTTGATCGCCTCGGCGGCGGCGTCCACGAACCGAGCGGTCCAGACCTTGCCCCCGCCACCGCTGCCGTCGAAACCCTCCTCGTCGGGGGTGAAGGGCTCGATGGCCCAGCCGAAGCCGTACCAGGCGAGCAGGGCGTCGAGGTCGAGGCCGATGAACTCGGCCGAGCAGGTCTTGCCGATGACGACAAGCTCGCCGACCGCGGACTCAAGGGCGACCAGGAACTTCCGCTTGATCGAGCGGTGGCAGTGGTCGCAGCGGGTGCCCGCCACGTAGTGGAGCGACGCCGGGACCTCGGGCCGGAAGCTGCGGATCACGTTGCCCGCCTCGGTCACGTCGATGGCGGCGACCAGTCGCCAGCCGCCGGGGATCACGACCGTCTCAGGGATCACGACAGTGACGTCGGCGACCTCGACGGCCCAACCGTTGACGTCGATCTCGCGAGGGGCGCTGACCTCCAGGACCGGGGCCGCAACGTCAAGAGAGCCCGCCTTGGCGGCGAGCTTCTCGAAACGCTTGCGAATCTTGGGGAGGTCGGTGACCTCGACGGTGGTGGTGGTGGCGGCGAAGGGAGTCATACACACGGGTCAACATCGGCTTGGTGCGATCTATTCCGGGGGTGGGGAAAAAAGAAATTGGCCCCCGCCGACGGGTCCGGGTCGTCGGCAGGGGCCAGCCCCACCAGGGCAGCGCCCCTCGCCCTATGGGCCGGTGCCCTATGGGCACATCCCGAGAGGCGCTAGGTCAGGCTACAGCGATCGCCCTTCTAGGCGGTCATCTTCCCACGAGACTGCGATCTCGTCGAAGTTGACGTTCTCGATCGAGAACTCGTCGCCGATGATGTCAGACGCCCCGAGATCGTCGAAGATGCGGCGAGCTGCAGCTGCGTCGATCGGGCTGGTCTCGGCAGCGATGCGGTCGAGCTTTGCGGCGTAGCTGCCGTAGTCGTTGTCGAGCCACAGGTTGACGAGCCAGGTGTCTCGGTTGGTCCAGCCGTTGTATCCGTCGGTGTCGTTTAGTTCAAGAATCATTGTGTCTCCAAGTTTCATTTCAATCGAGTATACACCGGGATGGTGCTAGCTGGTTGGGGGTGGGAGCGGGGAGGAGGTTCCACGAACTCCCCGCCCCCACGATCGACTACTTGATCATCAATCCAAGCGGTCGTAGTAGTCGGGCCGCACGAGGTCGAGGTCGTCGTTGTACCGCAGCATGATCTCCCGCACAATGGTGCTGCCGTCCTCCTGGGGGAAGGCGATCAAGTAGGTGCCGCCGACAACCTCCGGGCTGTTCCGGCACATCTCGGTGCAGTGCTCAACGGCCTCGGTGTAGCTGCACGGCTGCACGTAGCTTCGCGTGGTCTTCATCAGACGATCACCGCCTTGGTGAGCTTGGCGTAGCGGATCTCGACCGGGCCAACGAGGTTGGCCTCAGCGTCGGCCTTGTTGATGTAGCGGCCCATGTGCGGGCCGAAGGACTCGACAATGAAGTCCTTGTTGTCGTGCCAGTCCTCAAGGACTGCGTCCCGGGACTTGTAGTCACGGCCGTAGGCGGGGGAAACGGTCAGGGTCATTGGAAACCTCCAGGTGGTTGGGTTGGTCAGCTCAGTCCGAACTCCCGCATGGCATCTGCCCGCAGGATTCGCATCTCTTCTTCGTGGTTGTCGACGGCCGTGGCGATGTTGTCCGGGTGCGAGACGTAACCGGCGAGGTAGCCGTGTCGTCCCATCTTCCAGAGTTCGCCGTCGGCGGTCAGGCCGTAGCCTTCATGCTTGCGGACGTAGGTCCGGCGCTTGGTCATGTGGAACCTCTTTCTGTGGTTGGTGGTTGGATCAGCCGCGGCCATCGCAGCGGAAGCAGATGCCGTTGGCGACATGGGCGAACTCACGGATGTAGCCGTTGATGCAGAAGGGGCAGCTGTCGTCGTCCTTGGCGGCGATGGCAGCCTTCTCAGCAGCCTTGGTGGCGAGCATCTTGCGAGTGCTGAAGCGCATGACGTTGCTGGTGTGGCGGTTGTCCTCAGCCTCGGCGAGCATCGCCCGGAACATGGCCAGAGTGGGGGCAACGGTGGGGTCGTCGCCACGCTTGCCAGCGGCGAGAGCGTTGTCGATCACAAGGCGGAGCGCCTCGTGGGTGTCGGCGATGACTGCGTCCCAGTAGGCGATGACGCCCTCGCGAGCGTCAGTGTCGGTGTCGAAGCTGCGGAAGTCGAAGTCGTAAGTCATCAACTAAGTCAACACCTCCCCGGTGCGAAGTATTCCCGGTCATCAGAACGACTCCCACTGCTCGCCGGGTGCGCCCGCGCCCCCGCCGTAGTGCTCGCCGAGCCAGTCGGCGGGGTTGGCCGAATGGTTCGGGTCGAACCGTTTGATCGCGGCGGCGACCACGGGCTCGGCCTCTGCAGGCGTCATCTCGTTGAACTCAAAGCAGTACCGCAGGACGATGAAGAACCAGATCGGGCTGTGCCCGAACCGGTCGGCCAGGCCGAGGATGGCCTCACGTCGTAGGTCGAGGTCGGCCACCTCGGTAGTGCCATCGTGCCACTGGATGACATCGAACATGCCAAGAGCGCACCGCAGGTACTGCTCGTCGCTCATCGGCTCCCTGACCGGAGCCGTGAAAGCCCGTCGCTTCGGATCAGGCATTGAGCGCCCTCCTAGCGTTCGGCATCGAACGACCCGCCAAGTTCGCCCGGCCACCAGCCGCAGCCCCCTCAGCGTGACCGCCGCCCCAGCTGCTGTAGCCAGAGCCCCGGCTCCCGTTCGGGGCGATCTCTGCAGCCCGCTCCCGATCAGAGCGGAGCACCGGCAAGAACCGGCCCTCGGTCTCCTCGTCCCGAGCCCGATTCAACTTCATAAGCCGACCCTCGACCGCATCGCCGTAGCTGTCCAAGAAGTTGTTCCGCATCCGCTTCGTGTCAGCAGCATCGTAGCCCTTCACGTCGCTGGCACCAGCCAAGGCGTCGATACTGAGCCGCTCAAACAAGGCGATCACGCCCTCGACGATCTCAGCTCGGCCATACAGCAGCGAGTACCGGCCCTTCTTGACGACCTCGCCGGACTCGACCAGATTCCAGCTGGCCGGGACCTTGAACCCCCAGGTCATCGACGTCACCATGTGGTGAACGCCGTGCGGTCGAGCGATCGAACCCATCAGGGCCGACAGCCGCACGCCTCGGGGGCCGGTCGGCCCGTGGTAGTAGAGCCTGCCGACGAACTCGTGGCCGTCGACCCGGCCCGTGATCTCGGCCATCTCGATCATGTGCTTGGCCATCAGGTCGTTGGCCTTCGCTTCGAACGCTCGGGCCTCGGCTTCGCCGGTCAGCTCGTGCCGGGCCTTGGCGAACAGGGCTCGGATCTTGTCGGCGAGCTTGGTCTTCTCTGTCATGTGGAACCTCCGTGGGTTGGGTTGGGTTGGGTTGATCAGTTCCAGCCCCGGCACCCGCAGTAATGCGAGTCGCGAGGCCGATCGGGTGCGTGGCGGAAGTACGCAAGGCGGGGGGACGACGGCTCGACGTTCCGGCAGTACCCACACTTCGACTCTCGACCGGTCAGGTCGGGGGCGTCGGTGTCGATCTCGTCAGCGCCGGGGACGATCCCGTAGCAGACAACGCAGACCGGCTTACCGGCTTCGGTGGCGTTGGCGGCGTGGCCGCACTTCATCATGGTCATCGGACCACCTCTCGTGTGAAGTCGACCTCGTCGTCGTCGCTGAAGTCGGGCATCTCGGGCACGGTGTTCAGCTTGTGGGCGCAGTTGTGGACTTTGAACCCGTGGGCGCACTCTCGCCAGTAGTGGACGGCCTCGGGCGAGTCGTACTCGTAGCCGTAGTCGCTGATGTGGTCCTCGTACGTGTCGCGAGCCGCTTCGTAGGCCAGGTCGGCGCCGGGCTCGGCGGTGAACGTCCAGCCGGTTTCGCCGTAGCGGGCGGCGGTCCGGGCGATGTCTCGGCATCCTTCGGCGTGGACTTCGTCGCCCTTGCCGGTGTCTCGAAGGATTCGGTAGGTGTTCATTGCGGGGTGTCCTTTCGGTAGGTGGCCACTCGGGTCAACACCGGACCGGTGCGATCTATTCCCGTGGGAAACCCCACCAAAAAATCAATCCAAGAGCCAGGGCAGCGACGGCCACATCGACCCAATCGTGCGCCGTCACAGTCTCCCTTCCAGTTCGTCAGTGTCGTCCCATTCGAGGGTCGCAGTGCCGGGCTTCCACCACGGGCGACCGAGAATGTCGACCACCACGGAAACCGGCTCGGAGAACCGGCCGATGGCCTTCTCCTCGGGGTCGGTGCAGCCGCAGACCCGATGTAGCGTTTCGAGTGCTTCCTCTTCGGTCGAGCCGACGGCCCAGTGGCCGTGTGGGCTGCCGGTCATCACGATGACCTCGGTGTCGGACGGGGCTCGATCGAGAGCCTCGCCGATCTCGTCACCACTGGTCTTCGGTTCGCTCGCCATCAGGCCACCACCTTCGCACCGAAACTGCCGGACCCGAGCCGAGCAGCGACCGCCTCGGCCGTGAACCCGGCCCTGTCCCGGCCCGTCACGACGATCGTCGCCCAAGCAGAGTCAGTCTCCTCCACGGAGAAGACCGAGAAGTTCGAGTACAAGTACTCCCGCAGCCGGTACGCCTCGGCGTTGAGCCGGTCATCGTTGCGGACCGTGACCTCGATCCGCCGGAGCGGACGAGTCGACGGGTTGTGAAAATCGATCGGATCGATCATCGCTCCACCTCCACCTTCACGTCGGGCGGGAGGGAGATGGTCGACCGGTCACCGTGCCACCCCTCGCCGGGGTCGAACGAATCGACAGTGACGACGATGGCGGACCGGAACACACCGTCGCTCAGCGTCTCGGCCTCGGCGTCGACCTCGTGGACGAACAACGGGAGGGGCGGGGAGAGCGTGGCGTCGGGGAAGCCGGTGATCTTGTCGCCCCGGCGCAGACCCTTCGCAGCGACGACCTCTTCCGCCGAGAGGCCCCGGCGGTTCAACTCGGCCAGGGCAAGTTCGACCTTCCACCACGGGCGCATCCGAGTGACGCCGCCCCGAACCTCGTTGCGGACCCAGTCGTCGGAAGCGGCGAAGACGTGGTTCCGCCAGCCCTCACGGGCATCCAGCTCGGAGTCGAGCAGCGGGAGGTCCGGCCGCAGGTCGTCCGGGTCGTAGTGCTCCGGCGTCGAACGGTCCGGGGCATCGATCACCCAGACATGGTGGGCGGTCGCCGGGGTCAGGGTGTGAAAGTCGGGATGGACCCGAACGACGGTTACGACACGGCCGTCGGGGGTGACGACCTCATCGCCAGGGACATAGGTGGTGGGGGTGCTCATCGGGAACCTTCCTTGTTGTCGATCAGAGCTTTCGTCACCCGCTTACGGGTGCGGTCGATCTCGTAGCCGTCGGCGTCGAACCGGGGATGGTCGATCCTCTTGTGGTCCGCATCGAGGGCGTACCAGTAGGACCGGGTGGCCGTCTCGGTCTTGCCGACGATCCCGACCGTCTCGCCGTCGGCTTCGACGAGGTAGAGGGGGCGGGTGCCGCCCAGTGAAGTGAAAGTAATGCTCATCGGGAACCTTCCTTGTTGTCGAGCAGATCGGCGAGCGCCTCGCCGACAGTGGGGATCGAACCGGTCGTGCCGTCGCCCGGCATGTACATGACGTTCGGGCCGATCGAGTAGGTGTAGACCCAGCCGATGTCGCTCGGGTCGCCGCCCCACTCGGCGACGCACTCCATGGTGAGCCGGACCCGGCCGTCGAAAGCGGGCTCGGCGGCGAGGACCTTGCACTCCATCGAGTGGACACGGACCAAGTCGCCCGGCTTCAGGTCCTTGGCGGGGATGCGGGTCATCAGGCGTTCACCTCGTGAATCTTGTGGGGGAGGGCGACGCCGGGGCCGTGGGCACCGGGGACCGTGACAGGGTCGACCACATAGGTCGAGCCGACGGCGAGGAGGCCGTGGCTGATCCAGAAATTGGTGTGGTCGAAAGCGATCACCCGGTACGCCGGGTGCGAGTTCCAGTTGTCGTTGAGGAACAGGGGAATGCAGCCAACACAGTAAGCCCCGGCGGTGGGGCCGGAGCCGTAGTTGGCGTGGGTGTAGACGTCGAACTCAGCGTCGCCGCTGCAGCCGACGCTGGAACAGGGAACAGACATAGGGAACCTCTCCGCACCGCCCGGCACTTCCGAACGCTGCAACTAAGCCAACACCAGAGCGGTGCAATGTATTCCAGCGGCGACACCCCGAAAAAAAAATCTCAGCGCCACCACGGGTGAGTTCGCTCCGCCACGCTCGAACCCGGGTCCAGCGAATCGACGGCAATCTTGAAAACCCGCCGCAGCTCGGCCTCGGTCTCAGCAAACGTCCTGCCGGTCGTAGGGGAAACCGCGACGAGGGAGTCTGAAGTGTCGTTACTCATGGCCCGATCCTAGCACCCGGCCGGTGCAACGTCAAACGGAGGGAAACACCCTAAATACCGAGAACACCCTGTCCGGGGTTTCGGCGGTGGCTCCACGAAAGGGCGCACGCGCAGCCGGGGGGTCGAGCGCCGCAAGAATTTCCGAGTCGCGCCGCAGAATTCTCGAGCCCGGCGGGGGTCCGGCGAGCCGCGAAGAATTCAGCGCCTCGCAAGACTGCGCCGCCCCGCCCCTCCCTAGCCGCCCCGCAAAGACTCGCCCGCCCCAACCCGCACCAACCCGCGACAAACCACAACACCCCAGCCGGGCGCAAAGCGCCCGAGCGCACTGTGTTGTGTGTGTTCCTGTGGGGTCAGTTTGTGGGGGGTGGGGTGGTTTCTAGGAGGTTGTTTATTGCGGCTGCTGCGAGTGCTGTTGTGAGTAGTTGTGTGGGGTGGGGTCGTTTGTGTTGTGCGAGTGTGAGTGTGGCGGCTATCCAGACTGAGAGGCAGCGTGTGCAGGTGTGTAGTTCTTGTGCCCAGTTTGCGAGGTCTTGTAGTTGTGTGGGTCTTTGTTTTTGTGGGTCGATCTGTGTTGTGCCGTCGGGGTTGTGTGTGATCCAGTGTGGGGTGCCGTCGGGTTGTGTGTGTTGTAGCCAGTGTGTGAGTTTGTTTCGTAGTGGTTGTGTGATGGTGTCTTGTTGCCATAGTTGGGTGAGTCGCCATGTGGCTAGGCCGAGTGTGGTGAGTGTGGTGAGGGTTGTGGGTGTGGTGGGGTTCATTGGTTGTCTCGTGTGTGTTGTGTCCAGTGTTGGGTGAGTTTGAGGGTGGTCCAGTAGAGGAGTCCTATGGGCCATGTGGTGGCTGCCCAGATTGAGCGGCGTGTCCAGAGGAGGGTGTATCTGGGGTTGGCTGGTTTGCCGTGGGTGTTCCAGTGGTCTAGTCCGGTGATTCCTGCGACGGTGCCGTATGTGGTGCCTAGTAGGAAGTAGGTGAGTTGGGTCATTGGTGGTTTCTTAGGTGGTGGTAGTGGGCGTGTAGTTCGGCGTCTTTTTCGTGTCGGTTGTTTCCGGTTAGTGGGATGTTTCGTGCGTGTAGTTGTCGGGTTGTTGGTTTCTTGATTGTGGGTTGTTGTTTGTGGGTTGTGGTGTTGGGGTGTTGTGAGGTGGTGTGTTGTAGTGCGCCGATTGTTTCGGCTGTTGTGAGTGGTTGGTTTATGTGTAGTGAGGCTGTTTCTAGTCGGAGTTTGTAGTCTTCGATTATTACGGTTGTGTGTGTGATTTGGCGGTTTGTTGATTGTGTTAGCCAGGTTTGTAGCCAGGTTGCGGCTGCTATTTCGGGTGGGGTTGTTTGTTGGATTGTGTGTGTTTGTTTGTGCGCGATTGAGCCATCCTCGTTGAGTGTGAGGATGGCTATGCCGGTGGTTTCGCCTGGGTCGATTCCGATTATTTGTTTCATGGTTCCCGGTCCATTTGTACGCCCCCAGAACGTTTGTTCGACGTTTCTAGTAGACTCCAGAAGGCGTGCGAGCCGCCGCTCCGCGGAAGGCTGCGCAGCGCTCTTCGCCGGGAGTCTACTAGCCGTGTCAAGTCTGTCAAGGGTGGCACCATACAATTGCGTTCCTTTGCCCTATTTCGGGGACGGTTGGATGGTTGTCGGTCCGGGCGATGACCCCGATGTCCGCACCCGGACCGACAGATCAGAGTTCGCCGCTGTTGAACCATTTCAGCCACGCTGAGTCTGAGCCGATGACCTCGTCGACTTCGCGGTCCTCGGCGAGTTTGTCGAGCCGTGCTTCCATGGCTGCCGCTGCTTGAGTCTCGTGGACGGCCGAAACGACGCCGAGCATGCGGCCGCCGATCATCGCCACGTAATCGTCGAAGAATCTGGCCGCATCGTCGAAAGCGAACCGCCACGGACCGCCAACAACATGGGTCCCGCTCCGTACCCAAACCGTGAACTCGCCGGTCCGCATCGCTTCCTCGTGCGTCGACCAGACGACCGTCAACTCATTCACCCCGTCACCGCCTGCCCCACCGCCACCGCCAGCAGCGGCAGCGGAAGCGGCGGCGGCGGCGGCGGCGTCACTGCTCGACATCGTCGAGCGCCACCAAACGAACGAATGGCTTACGGATCAGCGACTTGATGCGGCCGCAACCGTCCCAGTAACAGTCCATCCGATCGCACACCAACACGACCCCAGCGACCCGATCAAGATCAGACTGAGCTATCCCCTCCAGACGGACCTCGGCCCGCCGGTCGTTGCAACACTGACAAACGCTCATGGTCATCGGATCCCTCCAGGATCAGTAGCGAGCTTGGCGAACGCCGCACAAATCGACGCAAAGATACGGGCCCGCTCCAAATCGTCGGGCCGTTCGTGCAGCGACCGCTCAGCGGCCGCCCCGAAGTGTTCCGCACGTTTCAACGCTTGGAACCGAATCACCTCGTCGGCCGTGTCAGGCCGCCCTCGACTGTCAGATTCAGACATGACTACTTCCTTCCAATATTTGCTCACCCGGCCAGGCCGGGTTCTCTTTCGAACAACGGGTCAGAATGGATCCTGTAAGGCCGCAACTGCACGTAACGGGCGGGACGGGTCCCGACCTGTTCGGCGTACCCGTAACCCAACAGATAATCGAGCCCGTCCTTCTTGTATCTCTCCTGGCCCTGGACCCGCCGAAAGATATCGTCACGGGTCAGCGCCGTTTCCACACTGACCGCCTCGTCGAGCTGGTCAGACAGCCGCTCAGCCATCGCCACATGCGGATTCTGACGCCGAATCACCTCCAACTGGTCAACAACAAACGGGTCGAACCTGATGGCCATCTTCCCCTTCACCGGCGACAACCTCGCGATCGCCCACACCGGCTGCCCGAAAGCGTCCATCGGCATGTCATCCTGAGCGCCGCCCAACCGGTCCTTCCGGCCGATCATGAACAAGTCAGCAGCCGTGTTCTTCCCGACCCTCTGCTGGCCGGGCGTGCCGAGCACGCCATAAGCTGCGCCGGTCACACCGGACGTCTTATGTTGCGAACCGAGCGCCTCTGCCCGCCGCTCCCGGTCCTTGGTGACATGGTCAATGGCAGCCACTGCGCACCCGAACGTCCGAGCGATCGGCTCAGTGAACGCCTTATAGTAAGCGCCGACCTCGTCGGCTGCGTTTATCTGCAACCCCTCAGCCATGAAAGCGTTCGTCAACCCGTCGATCACCACCAGAGAAGGTTCGACCCGCTCAATCGTGGCGTACAGATCATCGATGACATGGTGCCCGTCGATCGTGCCGTCAGGCTTGACACCGACCGGCGTTTCGGGCCGCACAAAGGCGCAGATCTCGGCCAACTCGGCCGGAGCCACCGCCCCCGGGTGAACCTCGCCGTCCTGGTCCACGTAGTCGAGAAGACCCAACGATCGGAGCCTCATGGTGAACACTCGGGCGCTGCTCTCCGGGTCGAAGTAAACGACCCCGTTACCCTTCATGAGTTCTTGGCGGCACGCTTCCATCAACACCCACGACTTGCCGATGGCCGCCTCCCCGAAGAAGATGTGGGTCTCGCCCGTGTACATAGCGTGAACCCCGTCCGAGCGGGCCAGCACGTCCGGCTCGACCGTCGAAACGTTCCCTTCGAACACGTCGAGCATGTGCTCAGCCGTGACCGCCGCCCACGTCGGCTCCCGGTCGCCGACATCGGCGATCGTTTCGGCGATCTCTTTCCGGTCCGCTTTCTCCAAGGACCGGATGGTCGCCGTCAATTCTTTCTCGGGGAGAGGGTGCGGGGCCGTCGACCCGATCAGCCACGCCGTCGCCCGATAGGCGTCATCGTGAGGGATCCAGTTGCGAAGGTACCCGCAGATAGCGGCGAACGTGTTGTTCCGGCCGTCGCCGTCGGTCATCTCGTGGAGCCGGTCGACGAGTTCCGAGTAGTGAGCGGTCTCGGCATGGTTCCCGGGTGCAGCGTTGAGCTGGGCCTCGATGACCCGATAGAGGGTCGTCGGCAAAGCGGCGACGGGCCAGTCGTTGTCGACGCTGTACGCATACCTTCGGCCCGGTTCGTAGCCCTCGCCTAGTTCGGAACCGTCTACCTCGCCGACGAGAACGTAGCCGCCATGGCTGCCGCCGCTCGCTCGCAAATCGAGGCCGGGTGCCCAGTTGACAGCGTTCGGCAGGTCAACGTCGCTGTGGAAGAACACATGACGGCCACCGGTCGGGGTCGTGTGGGTCCGGGTAGTGATGTTTATGGTTTCGGTCAACGCCGCCCACGTAGCAGACCCGTCCTTGTTGCCCTTGTCGTCTATGTCTACGACGACCAGCCCGGACGGCTTGCAGGCGATGCCGATATTGCAATCGCCCTGCAAGCCTCGTTTGCGGTTGAATTCTTGCGCTTTCGCGAAGCGTTGCCGAATGGTTTCGGGGTCATTCGAAGCAGCCTTTGCCCAGGATCGCCCGTAGTGGCCGCCCTTGGTTCCCGGCTCGATAGGGAACACAGACGCCCCGCCGAGCTGGTCCGAGAGGTCTACAGCCGCTTCAGCGGCATCGGTCACCGATCAGTCGGCGTGCAGGATGCGGTTGACAGCGCCGCGAGACCCGACAGCGTCGGCCAGGATCACTCGGGGCACTCCCGCTTGCAACGCTTCCAACCCGATGGTTCTCGCTTCCGCTTGGGCGTAGCGAACGATCTGACGATTGTCGGCGATCTGCATGACAGCCGCCCGGAACGATTCAATGAGCGCTGCCTGCTGTTCTGTCGGTCTGAATTTGTCGCGATGGACACCTCGCGCCATGGTGGGTTCCTTTCCAGGGGTTGACGGGGCGGACGGGGGCATTGACCAGAAGGGGCGAAAGGACGGCGGGGGGGTTAACCGCTCCCTTCGCCCCTCCTGGTCGGGAGCAACTTAACCTACTCCCACTCCTCCTCGTCGAGATCCCGGACCGGTTCAAGCTTCCGCTTGGCCGGTTTCGGTTTCCGATCGGCAGAGAAGGGGATCGGTTCGCCGCTGTCGGTGAACGAGTCCCGCATCCAATGAGCCAGCCGGACCGCCTCGTCGGGGGTGGCTGTTTGCTTGCCGTTGACGATGTCAGCGATCCGACCCGACTTGATGCCTGTCACCCTAGAAAGGCTGACGAGGGTGATCCCGACGTTGGCGACGGTTTCGGGGAGGACATCATGGATGTCTCGGGTCCTGCTGCCCACGACTTCGACAGCAGCTTCTAGCTGTTCGACGAGAGCAGCTAGTTCGTTCGGGTCGACTCGAAAGGATCGTGCGAGCGGCATCAGGCATCCCAGTCGTCGTCGTCGTCAGCCGTAGCGGCCGCAACGCTCATCGGGGTGAGCGATCGGACGTCGTTGCGTTCCTCGCCCTTGTATTCGGTGATCGCGACTCGGGCCTTAGCCTCGGTGCCGTAGTAGTCCTCCATGTCGTCGATGTCGGCGTCATGGGGGATGCCGAACGCATCGAAACCGCGGATCAGCCACGGTGCGCCCTGCTCGTTGATATTGGAGCCGTAGAACACCCGCCGATTGTTGTATTCGTCGTCGCCGTTGGTGTCTTCCACCACCTTCAGTTCGAAGTTGAGCCGCTCGTTACCGGCCGCTGAGGTGCGCTGACTGATGTTGACCAGCTCGACCACATAGTTCCCCTCGGGGATGGGGGCATAGTCTGTGTTGCCGTCGCGTGCCTCATCGATCTTCGATGGTGTGCGGAGTTGCTTGGGTAGTACTGGCAATTTCTTATTCCTTGGTTTCTTGGGTTATGCCCGCCCGCCGCTCTTCCTTCTGGATGAGCGGCTGGTTGGCCTTGCGGAACTCCCGGTAGACCGGGTCTTCCTTCGGGGTCATGGCTCCCGTCAGGTAGCCGTGAACACGATCAAATGTAGGGTCGGGGCACACCACGGGCAGCAGCCCGTACCGGTCGCCTGCTCGACGTTCTGATGTCGGCACGAGGAACCCGGTGCGGGTGCCTTTCACATTGTCGACGTACATGACGACATCGACCAGCCCGAACAGGGTCTCGCCGAATTTCTCGGTGGTCGCCGGGATCATCTCGCCGGTCGGGACCTTGGTTTCCGGGTCGACGGCGTCGCGGACGTGCGCCGTGACGACGAGGTGGCAGTTAGTGCCGACCGCTTGGCGCATCAGCCGCCGAAGGTGCTCGGTGTTCGTGCCGTAATCCTGCAGCTCGGGCTTGGTGGGGTCCATGTTCCGCTTCGCCCCGTCGCGTTTCGCTCGCTCGTCAACGGTTTGCGTGAGAAGCAGCGATTGGAGATTGGTGATGGTGTCGATGACGATGCACCATGACTCGCCGAGTTCGCAACGGTCGTCGACTTGCCCAAATATCTCTTGGAGGTTGTCGAACGTGATCTCATTGGTGCCGATGCGGATGATGCGTTGAAGGTCGACGCCGTCCCACTGTTCCATTGCTTTGCGCTTGAGGCCCGGCTCAGCTTCGACCCATAGGACATGGTCAGCGACGCTCGTTGCGTGCGCTGCGAAGGTCGTCTTGCCGACCTTCGGGTGGCTGTAGTACAGGACCCGAGTGAATTCTTCCTCGTCGTCTTCGGCCATGTTCTTGCGTTCGTTGAGCGGTTTCATCGGACCGTCTTAGTTTGCATCGGGTGTAATCCTAACGTTGGTTTCGGTCGATAGTCGATCCCGCAGGTATCGGAGGTCGACAAATGAGGCGAGCCGGTTGCTGCCCATGTGCTTGTCCCACCATTCGCCGACGCACAGGTCCGGGTCGTCCAACCCCTCGATGGCGTTCGGCAGTCCGTTCACGACGAGGCATCGGACCCCGTCGTCGTGGTAGTCGAACCAGATGGTCGCCGCTGATTCGTCGGCTACGACGAATCGCCACAGGGCCAGAGCTGCGTGATAATTCAGCCGCGGTCCGGCCATCGCTGACAGCTCGTGGGCTGTCTCGCACACTTGCGGCAAAGTCATGGGCCGAGCAGATACGACCGGAGTTGTCGGCCCAGGTCCACTGCTTCCAGTGCCCTGTCTCCCGCCCGGCTAGCTTCAACGCGCAATCCCAAGTCGTCGCCAGTGAAGGCCGCTAACGCTCGGCCAACCTCCATGACGTCGATGGTGAACGGGTTGATGAACTGCGACACTTTCGGCAGGTGCCAGCTGAGCCAGTGCGAATCGAACCGGGCAATGTCGGCCCCAGCGAGCGTGACTTGTTCGCCGAGTGTCAGGTTGCTGACCCGGTCGGACAAGTCGTTGTCGACCCACCAGGACGGGGCCCCGTGCGAATTGATGGCTTCCAGCAGGCCGCTCTCGTTGTGTTCAAAGGCGATGGCCTGGTCATGGTCGTCGGTCAGGTCCCACGTTTCCCACGGGTCGACCGGGGGAGCGACGACGTAGTGCCAGCCCCTCTCAGGGGTGTCAAGGATGAACTGCAACTGGTCGGTGGTCGGAACGACCGCCACCTCCAATAGGTGATGACGGGTCCAGTCCAGCCCGGTCGTGGCGATATCAACCCAAAGCAGCATTTAGCTTCTCCATGTCTTGCTCGTGGCCGGTCTCGACAAGCACCGGAACCTCAAGCTTCGGTCGCCGATAACTGGCCAGGCAAGCTTCGCGGAAGCTGCACTTCCACGAACAATCGCCGCTCGGGGACCGGGTATCGCGCATCTGAGCCATCAGCTCTAGGTCGTCTTGGAGGTCGGCAATCGCACGGTCGACCATGGTTGGCGTGAACCGGATGGTGTGCCGCTCAAAGCGCTCTTCTAAGGTCATGTCGCGCTTCAGTTTCTTGGTGCATGACCAGGACCGGATGGCCCGCTTCACGTCGTGGCCCTTAGATCTCGCTGCCCAAACGTAGAAAGCGAACTGCGGGTCGAGTTCCAGGGTGTCGGGCTTCAACCGGTTCTTCCCAGACTTGTGGTCCATGACGGCAAACCCGTCGTCGTCCTCGATCAGCAGGTCGAGCTTCACCTTCAGATGGGTGACCTCGGTCCTCGGGTTGGGCAGCTCGATCAGCCACGTTTCCTCGTTGGCGACCACTTCGAAGTCGTCTAGGCCGTCGGGCTTGTAATGGTCCATGTAGCCGTCGAACATCCAGTTCAGCAGTCCGGCGTGGCCGACCTCGATCCCTTCCAGGAGGCCGCCCTCGATTGATTCGCCCTGATCGAGAAGCTCGGCGACCTTGCCGCCGTCATAGGCGTAGTGGGCCTCCATGATCTCGTGCCACAGGGTCCCGATGGTGAGCGCATCGGCCGGTTCGATCTTTCGCCATCGATCGACCCAGCCGAGCCGGTGCTTCAGTTTGCACTGTCGCCAGTCCGATATTTCGCTGTAACTGATGTGTGTTTGCATAGTTAGATATTGACAGGGGGGTGTGACGGGATGGATAGGTCTTCGAATTGGCGTCGCAAAGCGACGATGGCGTTCGCCGTTTCAGCGTCGACCGGGACCTTGCGTTGCTTCCCGTTGCGTTCGGTCAGAAGGTAGGGGTCGCCGCTCTTCGCTTTCTTGATAGCGGCGATGGTTTCCCACCTGACAGGTCTCATGGCTGACACCCTAACAGATAGATCGCACCGGGTGGCAACTCTCCATGGGTTAGATCAGAGCCAAAAATTTCCCGGCGCTCAACCTCAGCTCCCCCATCAACGCCCCCGTCTCAGCCAACTTCTCATCCAACAACTTCCGCTGACCCTCGTCCACAGTCCCCGCCGAATACAGATCAACAATGGTCACCGGACGACCCTGCCCAATCCGATGCAACCGGTCCATGGCCTGCTGATTCAGATCAGGCCGAAAGCTCTTCTCGATCATGATCCCCAAATTTGCCCGATGCAAGGTCAGCCCCTCCGACATCATCTCAAACGTCCCCACCAACACATCGACCTCACCCGACTGAAACGCCTGACGAACCTCGTCGATCTCATCGGCCTTCATCCCGCCCATAATCGATCGGGCCTTCAACCCCTGCCGCTCAGCCTCAGCCGCAGTGAACTCAACCGACCGGCGGTAATGGCAGAACATCACCACCGGCAACTGGTCAACCGCTAAGTCGATCGCAGCCTGCACCTTGGCCGCCGGGCCAGGAGAATCCGGCGCAACAACCGGAACCCCAGTTGCAGCCTTCCGCAACTTGGTGTGCAACCCCCCCGACGACCAAGCCGAAACCTCTTCGCCGGTCTCCTCAACCCAAGCCACATAATCCTTCTTCAACGACTCATACAGCTTCCGCTGAGCCGGTGGCATCTCAATGGCCATCGGCGTCACCGTCAACGGCGGCAACCCCGGCAAATGATCCTCCTTCCGACGCCCCAAATAGACTTTGTCCAAACTGTTCTGAGTGATGAAGTCATCCCACGTCCACCGAGACTGCAACCCCCCAATAATCTTCGTCGGCCGCTTGCCCCGCTGAAACGTCACCTCGTGCTGATCGAACCAATGGCCAACCCATCGCCAATACGAACCGACATCAACCCCCTCAGGCCGCATGATCCTCAACAACTGAAACCACTCATGCGCCCAATTCGGGATCGGCGTCCCGCTCAACAGGTAAGCGTTCTCGGTCCGCTCCACCAGCTTCTCGGCGACCTTGGCGACATTGGCCTTCCGCCCCTTCAAGGCCGTCGCCTCATCAAAGATGATCGTCCCCCACTCCCGATCTAAATCCGCCCGGATCCGGCCCTTAACGATCCTTCGCCCATCCCGCAAAGCAGTGCCCTGATACGTGGCGATGGTCAGCTCCAGGTCGGGCCTCCACCGCTCAGCCTCCTCGGCCCACTGGCCGTGCAACGTCGACCGGGCCACCACCAAACAAGGACCCTTCGCAGCGATCAACGCCTGCGGCGTCTTCCCCAACCCAGGGTCGTCACCAAGCAGACGACGCCCCCCTTGACGCAGCCACGCAACCCCATCCGCTTGGTATGGGTACAGATCGTCTTCAGTCAACATTGACCCACCTCTGCACTCGATTCTTCCCGGACTCTTTCTCCCACCCGCGATTCAAGGCGTCAGTATTCAATGGCTTCAGGTTGTGAATGTATTTACGCAGAACAGCATCGACCAGCTCCATGTCCTGATACATCAGCCCCACCATGAGATCGACAACATCGGCGCTGTCCATCTCCAACACCTCACACAACCGAGCGAACGCACCGAACGATGGCAACCGCTTAGCGTGCCGGATCCGATAAAGCTGCGTGTGACTAATCCCGATCGCCAACAACACGTCGTTGAGCTTCATCCGTAGACCCACATTGGTGCAAATGATAGCCTGCCCCTCATGCATGTGCCGATCGACACCAGATACGAGCTGCGCCTCACCCGCAGCACCGACGCCAACGACAACGACACCTTCACCGACATGTACTGCATGATGGTGTTGGTCTCTGACCAACACCCGGAACTGAACCGGACCGTCCGAATCGACCTCGACCCGGCCCAAGAGACAGCGCTCCTCCAAGCTCTCGGAGCGGCGACCGAAACCGAACGTCAACAGATCATCGACAGCTACGGCTTCGACCTAGCGACAGGTGACTGGGTCGTCCAAGTCGGAACGACCGAACCGGTCGGCAGAATCATCGCTCAGGCCGACGGCGACAACAGGTCCTTGGTGTTCTACGACGCGAACGCCCAATGGGTTCAGAACGATGCGCTCCAACTCTGGACCGGCCCGCTCCCCGACTGGTCGGGCGACGACATCCTGCCCGGCCTCAGCTCTTAAGCGCCTCGATCAACTTGTGCAACGCTTCCCTGGCCAACTCGACAAGCTCGCTCGCCGACCGAATCAGTTCAGCCTGATCGGCCTCGACCGGCTTAGCCGAAATCCCCGCAGAGAGCCAGTTCCGAACTTCGTCACCAGGGCAGCTGGTTGAACTCACTTCCGAGTGGGGAATCATCGGAAGCTTCAGCGCATTGCTCAACTTGACGAGCCCGGCCTTCTCCATATCGTTGAAGTTGTCCCGCTGAAAGTTCCCGAGCAAGCAAACCGATAGCGTGTCCCGGTTCTTCGGAGAATTCGCCCCGTTCTGATAGGCGACCCCCCGACCCTCAGCGATGCTGCCATCGGGCAACACAAAGAAATTGTAGGCAGCGTCTGTCCAGCCCCGATCATCTTGGTGCATCCGCTGCACCTCTCGCATGACCGCGAACGCTTGGGTCACCCCGCTCGGTCGGCTACCGGCGGTGTGGTGAACGACCAGATGCTGAGGGTCGACCATTCGCTTAGGAGAACCGCGTCGCGGCTCAGCCCCCCATTCGGCCCGAGAATGGTCGACGCCGATCATCATGGTGTCCGTTCGTAGCTGGTGCCGTCGACCTTGACCATCAACAGGATCCGCTCGATCAAGCCGGGCCGGAACTTGCCGACCAGATACAGCGCCACGCCAAGAACTACCACCACGTAGCGCTCCAGGTCGTCATTCAATGACGACAAGTCAACGCCGGTCGCTCGGAGAACGAGATCGATCACAGCAGCCCAGACCAGGGGCGTGACCGTCCGAATAACAGCGACGCTGTCATCAGAGCGAGGTGAACTCAATCGCTTAAACGTGTCCATAATAATCATTCCTAAAGTCCCCAGTCTTCTGGTGGCGGCCAACTGATCTGGTTCCAAGCCATCCATTGAACCATCTCATTGCGTTCTTTCTCCAGCGCTTCTACCCGTTCAGAAAGTTCTTGAATCCTGTCTTTCAATTCTGCGCGCTCTCTTTCTGCCCGTTCAAACTGAATATGAGATCTTTCATCAATCATTTGTTCGCGCTTTAACGCGTATTTACGAGTCGCTCCCCAAGCCGACAAAGCTGCAGAAACAACAGTGGCTGCTGCAGTTAACAGAAACGGATCCATAAGGCATCACGACTGCCTTATCGCAAGTACTAAGAAGTCGTAACTAGAGAACGTAAACGTTGGGCTAGTACCAGCAATGGCTAACAGCCTGTACTCCATGTCAAAGTTGTAAGTAGCTGCCGACTCTCCCAACACAGGAGTATGAATAAGCCCTATGGTCTGGGAGCTAGAAGACCCTCGCCAATTGTCATTCAAACCGTAAGAAGTCGTGTCGCTATTAATTCTCACACCCACGTAGAACTGATCGGCAAGCGTGATATTCACTTCGGCTTGGCCGCTAAGGACGTGGAGATCGTAAGTGTTCCAACCCGTCGGCCTGTTCCACGTCTGAGTGACCCCCGCTTGGGCGTAAGCGCCCATCAATGTCGTGTGAGTCAACCCCAAACCGGACTGGTTGAACCTCTGAATATCAACAAAGTTGCCAGCACCGATCGACTTGGCAGAGTCAGGCGTGACCGCACGCGTCGAGTCGGTCCCAGCCGCCACCTCCGCTCCAGTCGCCAACTCAACAATCCCCGCCGACGTATCCGACGCCAACGGATACCCGCCACATGGAGCGTACGAAGCCCCAGGAGTCCCCGCCACCCCAGTCGTCGGGTCAACGAACACAGTGCTCAACCCGTCAGCACTCGGCATGATCAGCCACTGCTGCACGCCATCATCGACGCAACCGAAGTTATGGAACCCGGCGCACGAAATCAAAGTACCCACAGGGGTCAAGGCCGTAGTGTCCAGCGGCTCGTACTCAGCCGAGTCGGTGGCTGGGTCATAGATCATCGTGAACCGGTCGCCATTGGTGTCTTCCACACAAGCGGCGAAGGTCCGGTCGACGTTCAGCGTCCCATCACTGTCAACGACGAATCCCCGACCCGTATAAGTAGGGGGTGTCCAACCAGCAGACGGTGGGCAAACACATGAGAATCCTCCGCAAACGGAACAGCTTGTACTCATGCTTCACCTAGTTTCATCGCGTTACCTGTCTGACGATTCACCAGCCAAGCTTCGACTGCACCATTCTGTCCGGTTCTGATCTCGACCGACCCAATAGTAATCGGGTTCTCCAGATCAGTCGACGACTGCAATTTGTCTCGCAGCTCGTCCTGCAATATCGCCATCTCCATGGCCTTGCTGATAGCCATCAATCAATCCTAATTTCCCGGTACACCCGTTCCGGCCTTAGCGAGTCGCCGAACAGGAAGCTGACCATCCCAGGCGGCGACTCGATCCCAGTGTTGGCCGAGAACCACTCGCTGCCGCCATCCATCGCCGGTACCTGCATCGCCGGGACGTTGCTCTCCTCGCTCACGATCAAGTGATGCCCATGCCCGAACAGAAGCATGTCAGCGCCAGCAGCGCCGCGCTTGTTCAAGAAGTTGAACGCCAACCAGTTCAGCGCCGTGTCCATCCGCTTCGATCCCGCCCTGATAGCACGCGAGCCGGGACCGCGGAAGTGGCCGTGATGGGTCGCAAGCCACGCACCGTCAAGCTCGACGGTACACACCTCCGGGAACTCCTGGTTCGGGACGATCAGCTCGACGTGCCCGTAGCGGTCAGGGTTGCCAGCCAGAACCTGACCCACCCTGTCCATCAGTTCGAGGTCGAGGTTGTCCCTGAAGGGGTCCGTGATCGCTTTGCCTTTCGACGACCGGTTCTCGCCGTGGTTCGACGGGACGCCGGTGATGACGATGCGCGGGACCTGAATGAACTGGTCGACGATCCAGAGCAACAGCGACGTGTTCACCTGCATCTGTTCGCGGCGGTTCAGGTCGATGCTGGAAAGCTGGTCAGCGTAGAAGCCTGTGCAGTTCTCCGCTAGGTCCCCGAGCGTGGCGAGACAGACCGTCGACGGTTTCACCGACCGGACCCACGCCGCCTTCGATAGCACTGCGTCCTGTACCCGCTCGACCGTGGCAGCGGAACCGCCGCCCTCGCCTTTGCCTGTCTGCCAGTCGGACAGGGCGATCACCGCCGCCGCCGTGACCGCAGCCGCCGCTGCTTTGCGTGGCTTCTTCTTGGCGATCGCAGCACGCAGCTTGTCGACGTCGATCGGGTCCGCCTCGTGCGGTTCCCTCCTCCGAAGTCGGAGCTGCCAAGACCGCAGCTTCGTGATGACCGCTTCGCCGTCTTCGTCTTTGTGGGCAACCTCGTAGCCTTTGACCGTCGCTGTCTGGCCTACGTCGGGCACCCACTCGTCGAACTCGTATCCCCACTCTTCCAGGAGGGCACGCCACTCCCGCTCAGACGGCTCCTCCTGGCGTTGCCTCGTCGTTACGACTAGACGGTCACCCGTCTGCTCTACACCGCCAGACGGCGCTAACTCAGCTTCCTGAGCGCCCGATGCCGCTAAGTGATCTCCGAGGGCGCTCATGAGCAACAACAATTCTGTTGGATATGGACCCCGAGAGACTTGGTCGAGCAACTCATTCCGGTCATGGCCTTTAGGGCTTCGATCATCTGCGAGTAAGTAGGTGGACCGCTATGCGGCGCAGCTCTCCGCGCAGAAGCGAACTGCTCAAAGTCCTTGCGAGACTCTTCATCAAGAGCCACCAAGATCCGCCCGACGATACAAAGACGAGATTGGGAGGTGAGGTTCTTCAACAAGTCGCTCATGCCTGACCCTTACGAAACCGGGAGAGTGGACACTTTGAAATGTTCGAACCGCTCAGAGCTGCTAGTGGAGGAATCATTGGAGATGATTCCGTAATGATCTGCCCGAGATCCGGCACCGTGTGTCGCAGCAGCAGCACCAGTCAGCACGTACCCGTCATTGATGGATTCTGGGGCGGCCCCGTTGACAGCTATGGACACAAGCGTGATCACATTGCCGTCGCAAGTCACGATCAATTCTACCGTGTCGCCGTCATCCGGGGGGGTGGTCATCAATGCCGACAGGTCCCAGGTGTGCAACAGTGTCCCCGCCCAGTTGCCGTCACGAAGAACCAGATTCGGGTCGGTAGTAGACCCGCTGAATATAAGTGATAGGCCGGTCGCTGCGTTGCCGTGCGACGTGTTGCGGACATTGATCCCCTGCCAATTGGCGCTAGCGGCCCCTCGGTCCAGCACCATTGTGCATTCGACTTGAACGTCTTCGCGGTCATCAGTCTCAACCAACGCTTGCGTGCCGACTGCCGTAATGCATTCGACACCTTCGCCGGACGCGTTGTAGTCGAAGGCGGTGTTGCCAGTTCCCCAGCCGCCGCCCAATTCGTCGGTCGCCAGATTGTTCGTCGACAGGTCGCCGGTGGTCGTGAGGGTGAAGTCTTCCTCGATCACGACAACAGACGATTCTGAGGCGATCTTTGACACTTTGAAATACAAGAACCGCTCGGCAGCAGACGCAACTCGATCGTTTGTAACGATCCCGTACCAGTCGGCTCCACTCCCTGCACCGTGATCCGTGGCAGGTGTACCAGTCAGGGTGTGGGTGTCGTTGATTGTCTCGACGGTTCCGCCGTTGACTTGCATCGAGTAAAGCGTGACGTCGTCGCCGCTGCAGCGCATGATCAGCGTGACGGTGTCGCCATCGTCAGGCGGCGTAGTCATCAACACCGACAAGTCCCAGGTGTGCAGCAAAGTCCCGCCCGACCCGCCGTCACGAAGAACCAGATTCGGGTCGGTAGCGCCGCCGTCGAAGTAGGCAGATACTCCTGAGAACCCGCCGCTGCTCGTCCCTCTTAGAAGGACACCCTGCCAACGAGCGTCGGCGGTGCCCCGATACAGCGTCATCGAGCATTCGACTTGCACGTCCTCGCGACCGTTCGTTTCGATTGTCGCTGACTGTTGAGAAGTGACTGTGGATTCGACGCCTTCGTTGGACGCGCCGTAGCTGAACGAGGTAGGTGATCCACCGGTCCACCCGTTTCCTACCTCGTCAAGAATCAGGTTGCTGGTTGACAAGTCGCCGGTAGTTGTGACCTGGAAGTTCTCTTCGACATAAACGTCGGGGGGATTGACAACGCCCACATCCGACCCGGTCAAGCTAACCGATTCGACCCCGTTGATCGTCGCCAACGACGAGACCGCACCCGTGTCAGAAGCCGTCAAACTTGTCGACTCAACCCCAAAAATAGTGACCTTGCTGGCAATCGTCGCAACACCCGCAACCGTCAAAGAAACAGAACCAGACAACTGCGGCTTCAACGAGAACCGAGACACCACCGACTCAAACGTCGCCGGTCTCGTCGTGATCCCAATAAACCGCTCCAACCCGTCAGCCCAACGACCACTGACAGATTCCAATTCTTCGACCTGATCAATAATGGTCCTGCACCCCGCCGAAATATCCACCAGAACCGAACGCCCCGGAATCAAGTCATTGATTCCGAACGCACCGTTCACCAACGACACGTTCTCGCTAGCGATCCGGTGCAAGTCGTAACCTTCCTCGGCCAACAACTCGCGAGCATGAGCCCTTAACGCCGTCGCCGAAGACGATGGATAAGTGACCTGAGTCTGAATCAGTTTCTGACCCGGCGGCGGAACAGCAGCAATCGGCTCGACCACCGAAACGCCGTTCAACCCAACCACCCGAACCTGACTCGGCAGAGCCAAGTCATCAACAATGGCAACCTCCTCCCCAGACCAGTTCGTTTCTGACAACTGAAGAGGAACCAGATCCGGCAGAGGCCCGCGCCCATGGATGTAGGCAACATCGCTCACCACCGTCCACCGGATCACGTCCTCCAAAGAAATCAAAACCGTCTGCAGCTGGTCGTACTCATTCACCACAAGATCGGTCTGCCGGATCCCCTGCGAATTCGGAAACGCCGCAAACTTCAACCGGATGTCATCAACCCGGTCCGCTTCCTGAAAGATCTTCAACGCCAAGTTGACCGAAACCGAATCAACCAACCGAGACCTAGCCCACCGGTACCGCAAGAACTCCGACGGGTCCTTAGCTATTAACTGGCCGATCCCCTGATTACTTAACCGGCGGCCAACGATCGGCCCACCCCAGATCTCGCTCGTCTCCTCGGCGTACCGGGTGACGATCAACCAGTCCCTGAACCGGCGAACATTCTCATAAATACCGCACTGGGCAGGGTCTTGCGTCGTCTCCAGATAGACGCCCGCAGAACTCGGACGCGAAGACTGACGGTTCCAGTAACCGGCAGTCCCGGCGGTCGGAACCGGCAACTCTTCAAGTGTCTCAGTGTTGAATACTGAAGCCACGATCGTGGCAGCGCCCGGCCCGTATCGGCGGAACTGCATATCACAACCCGGTCCGCTGATGAGCAAGCAGCTCGACCCTAGAACCCGTCGAGCCGCCAAAGGCATCGGACGGGGCAACGACCACAGCGATGTACTTGCCGCCGGTCAAAGTCTTAGCCCGATAGACCCGGCCCCGCTCAGACCGAGCATTCAACCGAGCGTCCCGAGTGCCGATCCCGCAAGAAACTTCAAACACTTCGGCCGCCCCATTCAACGAAATCGTTTCGTCAGGCTCAGCGCCCCAAAGCTCGATCACCTCGCACGGATTCGAATATTGGCGGTACCACCAGATCGAATCCAACCGGCCAGGCCCGTACGGCTCAACAAATGGGTAGACCTCGATCGACGTCCCATCAAGAGACGTGGACCCGGTCTCGATCGACCATTCAAGGTCGTACAGGTCCAGGTCGCCGCCCTCCAGCGTGAACGTTTGCGCCCACCCGTTCCCGGTCAATGGGGCACCCCAACAGCTGCGCCGTTCCCGGTACGGTTCGATCGGGTGACCGCCCGAACACAGACGGCCGGTGCAGATCTGACAATTCGGTTCGCCCTCGATCCTGGTCAGAGAAACGATGGCGTCGCAGTCGGCAGTAGTTTGAGCGCTGTCTTCGAAACCGATGAACCCTTCAGGTGGGAACGTGGCAAAGGTGTCGTGACCCCAGCTGTTAGCGGTCCAAGTGTCGGGGCCTTCCGTGAGCGTGATGTTGCCGATCTCGTTGCACAGTTCAGGGTTGATAGTGCAAATTGAAACACCGTTCGCGACGAACCGGCCGTTCGTTCTCTCAAACGCCAAGTCTGTCGGGGACTTCACGTTCCAGGTTGGGTTAACAGCAAAGGAACCGAGATCGGAGGGTGTCGAGTCGTTGGTGAGTTCTACAACAAACGGGGTCCCGCTAGTGCCCGTGCTGACATCGACCCACTGTTGACAGATATCGGGCTGGCTGGACAGGTCCAGAGCAGAAGCGGCCGGGATCGCGTTCGGCCCGGCGCTGTTAATAGTGCCGCTCGATTCGCAGAGACCACCAAAGACGTTGTCGCCTGATTGGGAAGCGGCGACGTTCATGCCAGGGGCATCAATAACATATTGCTGACAGTCGGCCTCGGGATCGCAGAAAGTGCCTGTGCAGCCAGAGTTCCCGCTCGCAATGAATAAGACGGCCCCAGTGCCATCGACCTTCATCTTGATGAGGCCCGCGACGCCCCCGTTAGCTGCACAATCGGACTTCATCGTGCTCAGAAACGTGTCCGTGATAGTTATGTCTCTATCGGTCTGGGCCCCAACGCAAACCAGATAATTGAAGTAACGGTCGAAGCCGTAATCGATGGCAGCCTGCGTCCACCCCGAAGAAAGCCAGTAAGCGTTTTCGTCGCAAATTTCAGAGTTGGTCAGGAGGGGCGGCAAGTTCGTAAGGAACCCATCATCATCAACGCCGAACCCCCACAATTCCGCACAAGCCCGCTCAGAATCAGAGCAAGAACTATCCTCAGGCGTGTACGTAGGGTTCTTCACCAGCACCTGCGAAATCGTGACCGTCTTATCGCAAGACAACTCCAACGCAGCATTCACCGGCTCCCAGGACCAGATTCCCGGAGACCTAGAAAGCCCATCGTAGTAGACCACGATTCCGTACTCGTCGGTATCCGCTGGCGACGTGTAATCCTCCCACTCAGTCACGACCAGCCGATAACACGGATTATCCGCCGTCGAGAAAGAAGGATTGACATCACACCAAGTCCCGTCCCGGAACAACTTCACATTCCTGTCAACCCGATTCAACTGGGCAGAAACCTCTTCAACAGCCGCCGGGATCGGAGCCGGATCTAACTTCGGAAGTACCCCAGTGAACGTCGGCGACTGCAAGTCGACCGCCCACAACTCCCTCGACGGCAAATGCAAACGCGGCAACCTCGACTCAAGAACGATCTCGATCCGCCCCCCAGCACAACAATCAGGGAACATCTCATCGGGCACGATCCGAATCGGCTGAGTCAACTGCACGCCACTCATCACCCGCTTGCCGTACACGGTCTCAGATGGCACAGTCACCAACTGATCGGACCGCCACCAAGGGGCGAACAACGTTTCGTTCGGCGCAGCATCCAACACCAGCTCGCCACCCAACCCGCCGCCAGCCAGATTGATCAACTCAGCGAAACCGGTCCCAGTGATCAAAGCATAGAACCGGCCATCCGGCGCAGACTGCCCGTAAGTCACCGTCCCGCTCGCCGAGAACACATCGGTAGCCGCCAACGTCTCGCCAGAGCTATCGATGGTGGCGATAGTCGAAGCCGTAGCACTCGGCACATAGAACCCGTCAGCGTTCACACCCAACCAAGGATCAGCCGCCACCCCAGTGAACGGACCCGCCAACACGGTCGTCACACCAGTCGTGCAATTCAACCGCAACAGCTCAAACGTCGAAGTGATCCCGTACAGAACGCCGCCCCACCAAGCCAGGCCAGTGACGTTCCCAGTGTGCAGACCGGCGATCGGCAACGTGACCGTCGCCACCGCCAGCTCCGGGTTGATGAACAACAAATTCTGAGAACCGTCGATCGCCCAAGCAGAACCATCGCCCTCCGACGAACCAGTCAGAACCGTCAACCCCAGATCTGCGCCAAGGTTCGTGTCCGTAATCGTGCCGTCATAGTCCCGAACGAAGTTGGCATAGATCGTGGCCCCGCCAGCACTGTAGAAATGCAGCTCATCGTCCAGCGTCTGCGTCGCCGGGCGAACGTAATCGCAATGCTGCCTGAACGTCACCTCAGCGCCGCCGGTCGCAGTACACGAATTAGCAAACAACCGGTTCAACCACTCTTCGCCGAACCGGGTCCCCTCACACGACGAGCTGACGATCTCAGCATCGATGAACAGGTACTGCTTGGTATCCTCGCGGATAGCAGGAAGCGGGTTCCCTTCTTCTGTCTTGGTGTTGTACCCGCCTGATCGCGTGATCGACCGGATGTTGACCCCGAAGAAATCAGCCGAAGCGGGTTGGTAAGGGTCCCACCAAGGAGCCGGATTCGACACCGTCGAAGGAGTGGCGTAGACCCCTGCGTCCTCGTCGCAACAATGATCCGGGCAATCGTTGGGAGCGTTCCACGACGGGTGCGGCCGGTCCGGTCCGGCTGCGGTCAAATAATGCTTCAACCTGCAGCCGTCCACGATGCGGACACCGTCGACTTCAAGGAACCCAACGTTGTAGGTCATGTCACAGTCCAGCGAGAATCATCTTGGCCAGTATCAAGTCGTCGCCAACTGTTGCAGGATAGACGTTCACGGTCCGCGAGTTGTCCACTGACCCGCCGACGCTGCCCGGCGTGGCGGTTGGTGCAGCGATGGACGAGCTGAGTCCTGTCATTGCTGCGTCGATCAAAGAGCTGTTCTCGGTGATGCCGAGCCGTAAGCCTTCGACAACGTTGACGCCGATGTCGTACATCACCCTGGACGGCGACCGAATAAGCATGACATCTCTCAGAGCCTGCAACCCGGACTCTCCGAGCGTCAGCAGAGACTTGCGGTATTCTTCTTCCGAAGCCTCGACTCCCTCAACCAGGCCATCAACCAAGGCTTCGCCTATCGTCTGGCCCTGAATCCCCAACTGATCCTCGATCTGATCGAACACCGCCTGGTTCGGGGCGAGCAAGATGTCATCCAACAACTCGTCAGCGTTGCCCGCAGCAACAAGATCCCCGAACAACGTGTTGCCCGCTGCCCGCAACCGTTCAGCTGCTTCGGACCTTTGCAGCTTCACCGCCTCAGCTTCGGCTTCAGAGGCCAAGTCCTCTTGGAGCCCGCTCAGGAAATCAGCGAAATTAGCTGTCGAGTCTCGACTCGGCTCGGGCCGTTGCGCCACGATCGCATCGAGCAACCCCTGAGTTTCGGCGTCGATCTCGACCGGGAAAAGCGGCTTGCCTTCCAGCGCCTCTTCCACCGTGGCGAACACGCGAACCGAAGCGTCAGCGACTGCGTTAGCGTTCTCGTCAATCCCGTTGACGAGACCCTCCATCATCCACTCGCCCCACTGGTAGGTCTTCTTCGAAGGCGACCCAGTTTCCAGACCATCAGGGCCCAAAGCTGCGGCCTCGGCCGAACGAAGAACACTCAAGACCGCCGAAGTGATGTCCATCTCCCCGTCAAGGATCGCCTGCTCAAGACCCTCGATCAGGAACTCGCCGGGGACACCACCAAGTGCCCGGATCTCACCCTCATCCAGGGCACTCGTGGCAAGATCGATATTGCCTTCGACCGTGTTGGCCAAAGCAAGCGCCTTGGCTTCATTCACTTTATCGAGCTGAAGCTCCAGCTTCACGACCTCGGACAGTTCCAGTCCTTCCCCTTGCAAGAACTGGTCGAGCTTCCCGGCCCGGAGAGCTTTGATGACCTCTGAATCTGCGCCAAGAATCGGGACCAGCTCTAACGCTGCTGCTTCCCGAGCGTTGAACTGATCAAGCTGGGTCTGGATGTTCCCGGTCAGTTCCTCAAAGTCATCGATCGCGTCTTCGGTGTTGACGCTGAAGTCGATCTGCAGCAGCCCTTCGATCCGCTGCCGCTGCTCCTCTAGCCCTGAAGCAAGAGCCCCTGCAAATTCCTCTTCAGCGGCCGCCCTGCTCGCTTCGACAGCTTCGTAGCCCTGCTCAAGACCCGCAATGTAAGTTTCGAAGTTGCGGAGATCAGCCGTTCGAGAAGCAGCCACAGCTGCCCTAGCTTCGGCGTACCGCCTAGCTTGCTCTTCCTCAGCCCTAGCCTGCTCTTCAGCTGCTTTCTCAGCTTCGTTCCGGCCAGCCCGCATCTCATCAAACAAGGTTTCAACTGGTACGCGAGCTTCGTTTGCGGCATCTTCTAACAGCAGAAATGCCGCTTCACTGATCTGCCCTGTTTCAAAGTAAGTTTCGCCCAGGGCCCGAGCTAGTTCTACAGCTTCTTCTTGAGCGGGAGAAACCTCACTGAAGATTGCATTAGTCAAAGCTTCAAACCCGCCTTGGGCCTCAATAACTCTCCTGTTCGATTCTTCAAGGGCATCAAAGTTGCGAACCGCATCATTGACGAAATCTTCAATAGCTGCCCGGGCTTCTTCCAGTACGGGGGTGTCAACCAATTGGCCGAACAGCTCTTCCTCTGTCAAAGCTCTGATGTCAGCTATGGCCCGATCAAGTTCTTCTTGACTGCCCGCATTCACCAATTTCCCGAACGCTTCAGCCGCAGCAGCACTTTCGGTCTGAATGTCCTGAAGAAACGGAACGACGCTCAAAGCTGTCAGCTCAGTGTCAGCCGTCAGCTGAGCAATTTCTTGACGAAGGCTCCCGATGAACGGAATCGAATCGATCGCAGCAGCGGCGATTGATGACGCATAATCGCCCCAACCAGCCTCTGCTTCTATCTGAGCAGCAATTAGATCAGTGCGAATCAAATCAGCCTGTTCCTGAATCGGAACTCCGATCTGATCAAACGAATCAGCAATGGATGCGGCTTGCTCTCTAGCTGCTTCGCCGATGGCATTGATGCCGCGAGGAATTGCTCGGACTGTGTTTAGCAAAGTGGCAGCAGTACCAGCGGTGCGAGCCAGCCGTTTCAAAAACTGATCGCTCGTCTGGATTACCTGCGATAACCCCGATTCTTCAACGTCGGGGACGCTGAATATTTGATCAAGCTCTTGATCGCTGACCGACAGCTGAGGCGGGAAGAAAGCTTCCCTCTGTTCAGCAGCAATCTGCTGAACTACCTCGCTCTGCCGCTCAACCAATGAGGTGATCTGTTCTTGAATCGCAGCCCGCTCTTGATCAGCGCTTACCAGCTTTTCCTGCTCCTGGAGCAAGTTAAGAAAGCCGGTCTGGTATTCCTCAAAGCGTCGCTGCTGAGCGCTAATTGGTATTGGATCATTCAGCTGTTCAAGTTGTTCACGGAGGCGAGCAACAGTTCGCTCGACATCTTGAACGCTGACCTCGTCAGTGTCGAATCCCAGTTCGCCGATGATGTTGAACGTGAAATCGTCATCGAAACTCATGACTCAATCCCCATCTCGCGATGACGTTGCACCATGTCGACATACCGATTGCGCATCTCGTTCCGCTTCTTCTCGTCCTGAATAGAAGCGTAGTTGACAATCTCAGCAGGAGATTCGCCCATGTCGATACGCAGGTCTTGCCAAGCTTCAGAGGCGAACACGGTAGGCCCCAAGTAATAGATCTTAAGAAGAGTCTTTCGGAGGCCGTCCTCCACCGACATGTCGTGGACGGTCTCCCAGAGACCCCACAATTCAACAGCTAGTCGGCAGAGGACTCTGCTTTTGCCGCACTAAGTCCGGTCATCGCCATGAACGTGTCAGCCACAATGACCGTCAACTCATCACTGCCCAAAGGCACCCGACCCTGTTCCTCGATCAAGCGTTCCCACTCGGCCAAAGATTCTTTAGTCAGCATCGCCTCAAACACCTGCCGAATCAGCGGACGTCGCCGCTCTTCGAACTCGGCATAACCGAACCACATCATGACCGACTCGTAGAAATCGACATCATTGGTGTCAACCACGGTCCAGATGTAGGCGGTGCCGTCGACCTCCACGAGGATCGCATTCTGCTGCTCGTCCCGCTCAGCCCTAACCGCCGCCAACGCCGTGTTGAATTCAGCAAGGACCTTCGGAGCAGACTTCTTCTTGTTGGGTTCAGACATGCGACGAGCCTACTCGGCTGGCACCGCAACGAAGCGAACCGTGAACTGATGACCCGAACAGAAAGCGTCATCGTAAGACTCGATCGTTGACACCTCGTACTCAGCGCATCGAATAGTGGAACAACTCCCGCACTCAGAAATCAGATAGCCCATCAGCTCGCTCGCCAGGACCCACCGCTCGTCCAGCACTTCGTTGGCGAACTCTTCTTCCTGCTCGACCGACAACGAGTCCTTATCCGAATCGATAGCTGGCTTGCACCGGGTGACCTTGACGTCGAACGTCATGCGGAACTTGGCGACACTGGTCCGAACCCCGACCGGGGCCAGGTTCTCGATGCGGGTGTGGCGAACAAGAATGGCGTCGCAGCACCCCACGCCGGGGGTGGGGTTGGTCGAGACCCAGGTGCAGCTGGGTCGTTCACGGCCGCACTCTCGGTCCAGCATCTCAACGATCGCATCTCGGATGCAACAAGCGGCATCAGTGATAGGCAGAGTCACGGCTCGATCCTTATCTCAAAGTCCTTCGGGCCCGGGGCCCGCTCCAAGAACCGCCCCTGAGCAAGCTGGTCTAGCAGTATCGGCCGCCACTCATCCAACGAAGCGCTTACCCAACCAGTGGCTGGGGTGCCGGGATGGTTCACGATCGTACGGAACACCTCTTCGGCCGCCACGAAGAACCGCAGAACCCCGCCGGGGTCCCTCGGGGTAATGACGTGCGGTTCGGTTCCGAACTCGGTGAACTTTGCGTAGCCGGGCATCGTGACAATGATCTCGAAATCGTCGTCTACCTCGCGCACGTTGAGAGAGATCTGGTCGGCCAGGTGCGGGCCCCGTTTCCGGTTCTGCTCGTCCATGTCGACCGGGGCGTTCTCTCGCAACAGCTCCAACAACAGCTTTGCTGCTTCCCGTGTCCGCTGTTTGACGCCCCAGACAACCTGCTGCTCCACCTCGGCGATGAGCTGCCCGAAGTTATCTATCTGAACCATCAGTAGAACTCGGAATCGCGAACCGTGATCTTGGTTTCCGACGCAGCTGTCACAGCGCCAGAGCCCTCAGCCCGAACGAACCAAGCCCCTTCCTGGTCGAGCGCCGGGAGCTGATAGCTCCAACTACCCACCGAAGGGTTCTGGATGGCCGCATCGGGAGCAACGGTAGTGACCACTGTCCGGTCCGGCCTCCGCAACAGAAACGTCACCGTGGTCGGATCGCTCAACGAACCATCAGCCGCATAGAACAGGACGTTCGCCACTGGCGCTGTGCCGTATGTAACCGCCGCAGACGATGCCATGATTCCCTCAACAGTTCTTATCGATCGCCAACGTTAGCACCGCAGTCGAATACCCGACCGAAAGGTCGACGGTTGGCTCAATGATGGTCATCCGAGCTTCGGGTTCTTCAAGGTCGAGGTCGCTTGTGGCGAACGTCAGATTCAACTTGGCGCATTGTTGATTCATCAGCACTTGCTCATCTGCATCTTGGCCCAAGGAGCCGACACGGTAAGGCAAGCGAAGCCGCCCTTAACAACCCCGGCAAGATCGAGCACACCACCAGTGACCAGCGCCATCTGATGGTTGCGGCCCAGCGTGCCACGAGTCAAGTTGCGGATCATGGCTGCCTCGTCGCTGTCTGAGACACGTCCGGGTCGCCAGCGATGTCGACGGTGATCCCTGCCGACGTGACCTGGGTCGGGGTCGCTGTAGTCGGGTTCGATGCGTCAAGCCCTTGGAGCTTCCACATCTCGTCGATCTTCGTGCCGTCCGGGCTGGACTCGATCTCGACGACAGTTGTGCCGGTCGAATTGTCGATCACCTGCGCCGACCCTCGGACTTTGATCGTCCCGGCGGTGACGGTCGAGTCGATCGTGATCACCCCGGTCGTCGAGTCGATCTCCACATACTCGGCAGAGTCGGTCAGGTTCTGGATCGTGCAGTTACCGCGCCAGCCGACCATCCTCAGCGACTGCCCAGTGCCGCCCAGGTCGAACACTGGCGCAGCCGGGTCGGCGTTGTTCTGGCCCAGCGGATAACCCGAGTAGCAGTCCTCTAGCACGCTGGTGCCGCCGCCGGTCATCGTCAACGTCTGCGACAGGCCGCAGTTCCGAAGCCTTACCCGCTCGAAGGTCGAGTTGAACACGAAGCAGTCCTTGAACGAGGACCGCTCTTCTAGGACGCCGAACACTGCGAGGTTGAGGAACGCCGTGCGGTTCACCTCGGCCGCTGCGTCGGTAAGGTTCACCGACGAGCCGACGAGTCGGCAGAACAGGGTCATGCCTTCGATGTTGTTCGTGCCGTCGACAACTAGCGGCCCGATCACTCGCATCTCCACGAGGCCGCGGTCGCGTGCGATCGCCATGGCGTCTTCGATGTTGTTCGAGGGGTTCTCGTCGGTGCCCGCTGGGAACTCGGTTCCGGCCACTGCTGCGCCGGTCAGGTTCGTCTCGTCGACCGTCACATATCCGGCGTAGGCGGCTGCCTCGGTTGCCTCGTGGATCGTGGCGTTCGTGACGTCGGTACCGTTCGACAGGTCGTTCACGATGGCGTCGCCGCGAAGGATCAGAGCGCCGTCGGTGCAGTCGGGGTCGACCCTCACCGAACCGGAGAAGAAGTCGACGGAGATGTCGGCTGCGGCGTTGCTGATGCCTTTGAGTTCCATTGCGCCGGACCAGTTGCGTATCGCGACCTCGGCGTCGGCACCGTTGAAGTCGAGAGTCGCGACGCCTCCGTTGAGCGTGTTGCTGGCTGCGCCGGTGACGCAGTAGAGCAATTCCAGGGTCATGGTGTGAGCCGTTGCGAACGTCCAGGTGCCGTCGAACGAGCATTGCTGGAATTGCACTAGGCCATGCGTGCCGACCGTTGCGTCGGTGACGTGCCGGAAATGGCAGAAGCTGAAGTTCCCAAACTGGGCGATCGTGCCCTCGACGGTGCAGAATTGAAAGTTCGTTCGGGTCGTGATCGAACCGGACTGGAAGGTGAGGACCGTCGATGGCCCGCGGCCCGATAGAAGCTTGTCGGTTACGTCGTCGCCGGGACCGAAGGTGTATGACGATGTGAAGTTGATTTGTGGGAGACCGCGGTTCGCCGAGATTGTCAACGCATCGGCGAGGGTCAGCACCGGAGACCCGGCCGTGCCGAACGGGTATTCCGTTTCGCCGGTCGTACCGTTGATTGGATCGACCGTGACGGCACCCTCAAACGCTGCGAGTTCTTGCGCCTGGTTCAGAGTCTCGTTGCGGACGACCGTCGTGCCGGTCGACTCGTCTTGGATGCGGGCGTTGCCCCTGATCTCGATGTCGCCGTCGGTGACGGTCGAGTCGATGAAGACCCGGCCCGACGTGATGTCCATCGAGACGTCGTTCGGCCCGGTGCTGTTGATCAGCCGTATACCGCCGGTGTAGTTGCGGAGCACGAGGTCCTGGCCGCTGCCGCCAAGGTCGAACTCGGGGTAGTCGTTGAAGCCGTGCGCCGCGTTTCCTGACCATGAGTCATAGATCTGTGCTTGCACGCCGCCGCCAAGTATCACGGTCCCGACGAAAGCGCACTGCAAGATTCCGCCGTTGAAGAATTCAAGGTCGCCGACGACGCATTCTCGGAATTCGTTGTTGTTGTCCAGCACCCCGTTCACGAACATGTTCTGAAACCGGCAGTTCGTCACGTCTGCTGCGGTGTCGATCGTGACCGCCGTGATGATCGGCGATTCGCCGACGAACGTGTAGCCGTCGGAGAAGTCGCCAGCGCCGAGCGTCATGTTCGACAGGATCGAGATGTTCCGAAGGCCACGCTCAATCGCGATAGATCGGGCGTCGGCGAGATTGTTGACGGGCGACTGGCGGGTGCCGATCGGGAACACCGTGCCGGAGTATGGCGAGGTGACGTCGAGCGACACCGACCCCAGGAACGAAGAAGCCTGGAGCGACTCGGCGTCCTGCAAGCCTGCCGAGTTCGCCACCTGGACCGAGACGTTGTTCGGGTTCACTCGGTCGCCGACGTTCGAGTTGCCGCCGACGATCTGCACCACCCAAGCCGCATCGGGCAGGAAGGTGACGGTGTAGTCGTTCACGATCTCAATGAGTCGCGCATAAGTGACGCCAGAGAGGGTGGTCGGCCCTTTGTAGTCGTGGGTCTTCAGGCCCCACATCCCGTCTTCGTCGTCCTCCCGGTCACGCAAGTCGAGATGCAGCTTGTCTAGATCCATCTGATAGATGGCGATCGGCGTCGTCTGAACCTGCACCATTTCGGCGCGGTCCGGGTAGATGATCTTGTTGACGAAGTCGACCGAGAGCGGCATCAGTTCACTCGGTCGTGCTTG